CACAAGCCGTTCATCAAAGTGATGAGTGGCAAGCCAACCTATGTATGGGCATTACTCGTGCCTATATGGAAGGGATACATAACGATAGCAACCATGAACCTAATGCTGACCAACTATCAGGACTAGGACTTGCTATCTACCTATCTTGGCTCAATAGTCAGATGTATGCGGTTATCAAGTTAATGGCTCTATTAGGGGGCACTACTGAGGACACCGATACATTGAAAGGTTTGGGTTTTATCCACAGACTATTTGCCCCACCCCCAGTAGCAATAGCCTTAAAGAACGCATATCTTAACCTTAATACATTGGAACTTATGGAGAAAGATGTTGATGTATTCGAGGTATTAAAGACACAGATTAACTCTATGAGTATGAACGACTTCCGTAAGGTAATGGAAAAAGAAGGCGTTTCGTTTGATGTTAATGATGTTCCCAACTTCCTAAAGGAGAAGGGTAATGGATAGAGATATAGAGCAGGAAATACTAGAAATCGAGTTAAACGCATGGCGCGAACTCGGTGAGCAACGCAGAAAAGAAAGAGAGGCAAATGGTGAGTAAGCCAAGCCTATCAATCTCAATAGACGAATACACAAGGGGAGAGCCAATCCTATTTCGTATAGACGGCAATCCAGTTGTTAATCTTACTATTGACGAAGCCACAGAGTTGCGCGACCAGTTAGAGTTCGGTATTGTCCTCTACAAGCAAGAACGCCGTAAAGTATTGACCCAAAAGATAGAGGAATACACGAAGGAGTTATCAGAAACCAATGTCTAGAGCCGAGCCCTCAATGGGGAAGGTTGTTCCTTCCCACGCATGTCCCCGTTGTGGGCAAAGCAAAGATGTTATATATACGAGGCCTAGCATTAAGTATGGAAATGTATATTTCTGCCAGCCTTGTGATGAAGGTGGCCCCACACCTGAGAGGCCTAACAGAAGCGACGGACACTTCTATGTAGGCAAAAGAGGGCTAACAACAGAGCGTTGGTAATTAACGCTATACAGAGAGATAGGATTACCACACATGAAATGCCAAGCAAAATGCGAGTTTGATTTAGATATGGACGGCCAAGTAACCTGTGTAATGTGTGGCGCAAGAACCCCAGAGTGGGGCCAACAACCTCCTGTTGAGTTCGAGGAGTAATTTGTTTGTGTTGACCCACCCACCCACTACCTGAAAAAGACAAGCAGAAGCAGCTAAAGCTGCTACCCAACACAAACTCGCGCTCAGTTTTGTCCTATCCTTGACAAAACGCCAAAATGAGAGTAATGGGGCGCAAATGAGAGTAATAAGACCCACAGATAGAAGCTAATCGATCCGACAAGGGTCAAAGCGCATGCCAATTCGGCTACTGCCCACAAGCAGAGAGAGGTCATAGGCGCACAGCCACTCCTACACGCTCTCCCTGCCCTACCTAGCAGATATAAGCCCCTTCCCCCTCTATATATAGGCAGAGAGAGATGAGTGCTTGCGCCCCGACCCGACACGCTTGCGCTCTCGTTGCTTCCAATGGTGTTATTCGATAGTATCGCCCTTACCCAAATGGGTATATACGAAAGGGAAAACAAATGCTCGCAATATGTATAGAAACACAGGAAGCAGAGGCACGACTTCAAACTATCGTGTTCCCTACTTCCAATGATGTGTCCATACTCCACCGCACTTTTACAGGTGAACGAGGTCGAGGACAGACATGGCGTAAGACAGAGGTAGAAAACCTACCTACCGCACCAATAACTAAATCACCATGCGCCGTAGTAATTACAGGCAGGGATATGGAATTGGTCGCTCAAAACCAATTCACTAATCTAGGTGTTCGTGCTACTTCCGCACTAGATACCGCCCAAGAAATATCCGTAGAAAAATCTCACAAAGAGGTGGTCGAGGAGTTTATTGGTCGTCTATTCGAGGGCGATATGAGCCTCAATGATTACCTAGTAGATAAGCGATACTCAAATGGGGTCGCTATCAAACCTATACAAAAATCCGCAGTAATGGAAATACCAACTAATCAAAGCGCACCAACTATCAGGGCTACCAATTATGAAGTTAGCAATATAAATGAAATGGTAGTAGTTCCTGATATTAAATGGAGTAAGGAATATGTAAATCGTAAAGTCGGCGGAATTAAGGAGTTCGATATTTACGATAAAGCCATGATGAACCATGAGAATATCCTTATCGAAGGTCATGCTGGAAGTGGTAAGACCATGAGTGTTATCGCCTACGCAAGTGCGAGAGGGTATCGCTACTACAATGTATCTAGCCATATTGGATTAGAAGCAAGCCAATTATTCGGCAAGTGGATACCAACCGCAGACGGACACTTTAAGTGGCAAGACGGCGCAGTTAGCGAGATAGTTCGTAATGGTGGTGTATTACTACTTAACGAAATCAACTTCATACCTGAACGAGTATCAACAGTATTATTCTCACTATTAGACGATAGACGAGAAATACAACTAATGGATAATGGTGGCGAAGTAATTAAGGCTCACACCGACCTACTAATCGTGGGCGATATGAACCCTAACTATCGTGGCACTCGACCAATGAACCAAGCATGGAAAGACCGCTTCCACCATGTATTAGAGTTCCCTTATGAAGTATCTATCGAACGCAAGTTATTAAAATCAAATGCGCTAATTACAATGGCTAATCAACTACGAACTCAATTTGAGAACGAGGAAATTACAACTCCAATATCAACTCGTTCGTTAGTATCGCTAGTAAGAAACGCAAAGCAATTCGGTATCGAATACGCACTTTACAGTTATACAAATAAGTTCGATATACATGAACGCAACGCAGTTAAGTTAGTATGCGATACACACAAAGTAAATATCTGCCAAGACTTAGATATTGAAATAGCGATACCTCAAACTCAATTAGAGGAAACAACTATTGAAGTAATTACAAGTGAGGCGATTAACTAATGAAGTTCAAAAACTCTGAATTATTAGATATGGAGTTCCGTCAATTATGGAACGAAACTCCTGAGGAGTTATCAGAACGCCATGATGAGAAGCAACAACATATTGCTGAACTCAACAGTATTGCCAATGTATATACAAAGGCAGACCGCATATTGGTAGGTAATGAAATTACTTGCCATGTAGTCGAGAACGAGGAATACAAAGAAGCCATGCCAACAGGGGCGTGGTCTGACGGCAAAAATATCTACTTCAATTCTGACTTAATAGATGAAGTAGATGAAGCCTCACTCGTATCGCTTCATGGACTTAATTACCATGAACTTGCTCATGTATTATATTCACCAAGAAGTTCAAGTGAAATAACTCAATGGGCTAAGATTAACAATTACGGAAAGTCTTTCAATGTATTAGAGGAAGCGAGAATTGAAACTTTACTTACAACAAAGTATCCAAGCACTCGTATATTCCTAGAAGCAACAACACTTCAATATCTATTAGACCGACCAAAAGATGAGTGGGCAGACGCTTACCCAATTATGGTGGGTAGAAAATATGTAGATATAGAGTGGCGTGAAATCACAGGAAATCTATTCTCTCGTAAATATGGATTACCACTAGCAATAGAAATTACCGATATAGTAAATAAATATCGAACACTCGTATTCCCCGACGATTACGCTATTGCTAAAACTCTAATCGAAAGATTAGGGCAGATAATCAACGGCAACCTTCAACTACCTGAAACCAAAACATGCGTATCACGACCAAGTATGGACAAGGGCAGACCTGAGGGAAAGCGTGAGCAACAACGCTTACAAGATATGGCAAAAGGTAAATCTGAAACTGACCCACAACTAAATGGGGAAGGCGCAGATAAAGGTAAAGGCGAGGAATTAAATCCTAATACCGAATTAGATAGCAAAGATATTAACGCTGGACTATCTGATAACGAAAAGGAATTGCTGAAGCAGAAGTTAGAAAAGATAATTAACTCCAAAGATGTAAAGAACGAGTTAAAGAATACGCAAAAAGCAATAAGCAAAGCCTCACACAGAAACTCATTACCAAAGGCAGGACTAACTCATAACGCAACTCCAACTACTGAAATGCGTGGCGTAGCAAAACGCTTCGCTGACGAATTGGAAAGATTACGAGTAGAAGCCGACCCTTCATGGGAACAAGAAACTCCAAGTGGTAGGCTTAACATAGGTCGAGCCATGAAGCGAGATATAAATAACCTTAATCGAGTATTCGATAGGTGGGAGTTCAATTCAGATAATACGGATATAGAAGCAGTAATCCTATTAGATAGAAGTGGCTCAATGTGGAATATGAAGTCGGTGTGTGAAAGCGCATGGGCTATCAAGCGAGCAGTAGAAAGAATAAATGGGAAAGTAGCAATTTATTCCTTCAACCACAATAGCCGAACTCTCTATCGTGCTGACGAAAAAGCAAATCCAAATGTAGTTAGAGCGATACAAAGTAATGGTGGCACAGACCCATATCAAGGGCTACTGGAAGCCGAACGAGTATTCAACGCAACTACCGCCCCGACCAAGTTATTGTTTATCCTAACAGACGGCGAGTGGGCTAATGATGAAGCGTGTGATACTACTATCAAACGCCTAAACCAAAATGATGTCGAAAGTATTGTGGTGTATCTAGGAACGCTAGATGTAGCCATGACCTACGAACAATGGAGTGAACACCAATTAAGGTGGGTAGATAAAAACAATGCTGAGGCAGTAGCGGAAGCCACCAAAGATATAAATGAAACTAAATATCAAGAATACAAATCGTATTATGATATTAACAGATACAAACATAACGCTAAATACTTCCGAGCGATTACAAAACCCACAGACTTAGTTCAAGTAGCGAGGGATATAACTAAGTCAAAACTAAAGGTCGCTCGGTAATGAAAGTGAGGCGTGGCTTATTCCCTTCGTATAGTTATCTGCCACGCCTCACCCTATTTGATAAGCCTAATACTTCCACTCTATTAGGCTTATCACTTCCCTATCTCTTAGCCTTATCACACAGAATAGGCTTGCCAACACAAACAAACCAAACGCTCTACGGAAAGGGCATAGTAAAGGTTGAGGGTGGAAAGTGATAGAAACAATTACGACAATAGCAGGTTCAATTACCATAACCTTAATTGGAGTGGGGATTTACAACAGATTTAAGCAAAGCGCAATAATTAAAAACAACGAACTTATGAAAGGCGTTAAAGGCTGGCAGAACTTTTATGAGAAAGCAGAAGCAATAAGAAGGAAAACTGAGTTAGAGAGGAGAGAAAAAGAGAGAGGCAGGTCGGAGAGGTTAGATGAACTTACGAGAGAGTTGTGAGAGTATTCGCCCATGCCTTTATTTCATATTAGCCGAGAGGAAAGACATATTTACTATTTAAGTATTGAAGCAGATAGTAAAGAGGAAGCACTACTTGAAGCGGATACAGATTTTATGTATTATGAGCCAAACGAGATTATGCCCGACAACACCAATGTTAGGTATATAGCACAGGAAGTAGTCAAACTAGATGAATTGTAAAAACCACGATATTAACGAGTGCGAGGCTTGCTATTCCCCTGAAACAGAAGCCAATGAAAATGCGACTTATCTAATTACAGAGCAGAAGCAGACCGCTAGTAATCGTGAGTATTATGGCAAGTTAATGCGTAAGCACCTTGCCGACCTACAAGAAAAGTATTCTGACCATGCTGAGATAAAGCATGAGTTAGATGTAATAGCAGACTATCTATTCTATTTATACGAATAGACTACACAGAGAGAAGGAAAACAAATGGGGCTAGACATGTATCTATATGCTGAAAAGTATATATCATCATCAGACGCTTTCAAAAAAGACGACCCAAAGAAATACCAAGCAATACTGGAAACCGCAGAAATGGATAATTTGCCAAAGAGCGATTATGGAAACATAATGGTTAAATCACAAGTTGGATACTGGCGCAAGGCTAATGCTATTCATGGTTGGTTCGTTCGTGAGTGTGCCAATGGTGTAGATGAGTGCCAAGAAATATATGTAAGTGCTGAGAAGTTAATTGAACTTAGAGATGAGTGCGTTAAAGCGTTAGCCAATAGGCACAATGCTACCAAGCCAATAGAAGCCGATTATGTTCATAAGTTAGACGGAGAAAACTCTGAGGACATTATGAAACTTATTGTTGATAGTATGAAACGGCAAAGTGAGAAATCAAATACAAAGTTAGAGGACACACTAGACCCACTAGCACCGACCACAGGGTTCTTTTTCGGTAGTGCTGAGAAAGATGAATACTATTACAAAGACCTTGAATATACAGTTGAACTAGTTAATTCCTTATTAACGAATAAAGACGACTATTCTTTTATTTACAGAGCAAGTTGGTAAGCCTCAAATGAAACGCTACGGGGTTCAAACCAAAATCGTTATGGAAAGTGAGTGGGTTGCTGAAACCCCTGAGGAAGCGGTAGCCTTAGCAGACGAGTGGCTTAGAGATACCTATGGAGATATAAACTACAAAGCCAATTACTTCGCAAGGGAGTTATCTTAATTCAAACCCGATATTGACGACACGCTTCCCTACTATTGGGCTTCCAAGCAACAAGTAGTAGGATAAGCACTAATCCGCAAGTCTAGACAAGGAGAGCAAATGGCAAGAAAAGTAAATAAGCGTTTCAAGGCAGACCTGACCTTGAACAAAGAGCGCGGTGGCGCATGGCTCGCCACGATTTGTTTGTGTAGGGTCGCAGTTGATGAAATGGGTTCTCCCAATGAAATAACTGAGATAGCCTCTGTAAGCGCATGGAAAAATGCGTCTGCTGGAAAGAAATACATTAAGGCAAAAGTTCAAGAATTAACACCACGCAAGAGCGTGAAACTTGTTGCTGGCAACGAAACTAACGAGAAAGGTAAGCCTATCGCTTTTAGCGGTAGCCTAGACTTCAGAGTAGAGGCGTAATGGAGAGAGATAGTTTTGACCCAAAGATAGTCCCTTCAATTCCTGATGAGGAGATTTGGGAAGAAGAAGATGATGAGGAACTATGGGAAGATGATTAGGAGAGTTAATGATTAACGCCATGTGGCAATTACAAATACTAGTTCAAGAATTAGAGTTTTGGAAGTTAGTATTAGAAATCTTTACACAGTTAAATATAACGCTATAAGACTTCCATAAGGAAGATAAGGGGAAGCCCCTGCCACTCTCTCTGTTGGCAGGGGCTTTTACTTTCCTGGAAGCCAAAGCGTATCGCCTTGTTCTCTATTCTCATATCGGGCTAACACAAATAACAAATCGGATAGTCGGTTTAAGTATTTTGCTGTTAAAGGATTTACACCTTCACCAAAGCCGTTAATTGCTTGCCAAGCCCTTCGCTCTGCTCTGCGAACAATGGTTCTGGCTACATGGAGATGGGAAGATGCTGCCGAGCCTGAAGGGAGTATGAAAGAGCGTAAAGATTCTAGATTTGAATTGTATATATCGATTTGATTTTCAAGATAATCTATTTGTTCTTGTGTAATTCTAAGGGGAACTATCTCTGGAGCTTCAACAACCGGAGTGGAGAGGTCAGCCCCAATATCGAACATATTGTTCTGTATTGTGAGTAGTAATTTCCTAATATCCGAATTGGTTATATGGAGAAGTGCTACCCCAATGTAAGAGTTTGCTTCATCCACTGTGGCAAACGCTTCAAGACGAGTATCTGTTTTAGAAGTTCGACTCATGTCTCCAAGAGAGGTTGTTCCATCATCGCCTGTCTTTGTGTATATACGAGTTAGATGAACCATTAGTGCCCAGTCAAGGAACGCCAAATGTCTATTGTTTTAGCGTTGGCTATATATAAACATAATAGGGTTAAAGAAAGTTGAACTATTACTTTGTAAGAAGACTTTTGTTCTACATGTTTATCTAATAGTTTCATGGGAACTTTAACTCTCCTTTAGGACCAGTCCAAACTAACCCTATTGAATCTCCAGGATTTAAGTATTGTTGGTCTATAGCAAGTTGTCCCCAACCCCATTCTTTTCTTGGAAATGGTATAACTTGTTTTTCTTTAATAATGATTGCCCAGTATGCTTCGGCTGGCGGCATGACTTCACAGGATTCAACAGTTTCATTTGGTAATCCATTTACTCGACAGATAACGCCATTACCATACTTTTTTGTGCCTTCAATTTGAAGGTTGGCTTCTTTTAATACCTCTAAAGCATTTGTTTTAGTAGATGTATCAACACAAGTTGTTAACTTTGTATTGTTATCTAGTTGACCATAATCAACATACAAATTTACACATGAATCATTTGAGGAGTTTGTCGAAGACCAGACTCCGATCACAAGACCCGTGGCTATAACGAATAGTAGTCCTTTTTTCATAATTAAACCTTACTCTCGGATTTGATTAACTTTATCTCACATGCGTCTGTTGTGCAATAGGCTTCCCCGATAGCATCAGCCGCCAGACCTGCGTAAACTCCTGAGAAGTCAATAGGGAATAATTTAAATCGGTAATCCTCATACTCTTCGGCAGTTATTTGGGTATATGGTAATTGAGGATAAACAAAGTTGCCCATAGGTAAGAAGGAAACAGTTTTGAGCTGTCCGTCATACATATGGAGAGCAGTTCCTACGGCATCCTTTTCTTTTTCAATATCAAAGGAAATGGTAACGGAGACAGAGTTATCACTCCAATGGCGTTGTGCCGTAGAAGCAAGAGACATCTTCTCGTATATAGAAACATCTTTCTCAGAACGTTTTGCTTTTGATTTAATAGGGAAAAACACTACGGAAGTAGTTTCAGGGCTTTCAACCGCAGGCTCTACTCGATAGTTAGCCATTTTGAATAAAGGAAGCATAGGGTCACTGTTGCCAAATCGAATAGCCCGCAGGAAGTATTCTCCACCTGGAGTCCAGTGAACGCCAGGAGACTCTCCAGCAAGAATAGATACAGTTCCACTAGGTTTAATTGTGGTTGTCTTAATTGATTCCCGAATACCTAGCCACTCTGAGTATGATTTGTCGTAGTTTTGAACTACAGCGTAACCAGCATCCATCCACTCACGCAATACAGGGAGACCTACTCGGTCAGCAAAATTAGCTACACCAGACACAGAAGTTCCAATACGGCGGTTTCTTTGCATGATGGCATTGGTTTCTTCCCAGTGCGTAGGAAGTAATGTAACAGTCTTGGCATATAGGTAAGCAAACTTAAGAGTTCTCTTAAAGTCATCTAGGTTGTCATGTCGTCCTATATAGGTTTCGACTAGGGTGCAACACTCAAAGGATTCTAGAGTTTGCTCAGCGCATGGGTTATACCCAGAGGCTCGCCAGTCTTTATTGTTTGGTGGGTCAATCAAACGACCATACTTACGGCTAACATCCATCCATACAACACCAGGCTCACCATTTAAAGCAATACCTTCTACGATATGGGAGAGGTCGTCACCTACTTCAACCGATACAGAGTTGTTAGACATCCAAGCCCAACCAGGAGCGTCAGGGTCATATGAGTTACGCTCAGGAAAGACCGCAGAGTTCTTTAGGTTTAAAAAGTCTTTATCATCTAAGCGTCCGATCAAAAGCTCAGCGGATCTACGTACGTTACCGGAGACAACGCATACGCCTATTAAATTACCAATATCGGCAATATCAATTCGGGTTAAAGCATTTCCTTCTCTTCCATTGAATATCTTACGGATATAGTTGTGCAGCTTAATCAAAGGCTCTGGCCCTGCAGCTATACCGCCAAAGGTTTTAATGACCTCTCCTGCTGGTCTAATTTGTGAATAATCGAATTGAATTGCTTTTTGATCTGGTTTTAAATAAGAGTTAATTAGGGCCCCGACAGATTCGACCCATCCCTCCCTAGTATCTGGGATTACAACTGGTGCGTCTTCATTGGCTTCTGGTTTATAAATTAAAAACTCTTTATCTGCACCTTTGTCGTCAAACCCTACGCCTACCCCAAGCATTGAGGCTTCCATCAGGAAAGTAAATGGTTTAGAAGGATTTAATTTAGTCATAGACTCTGTAGAAACAAACGCACAGTTTTGAAGAGCCGCCGAGTTACGTTGTTCATTTACTATGGGCGTTCCCATTACCCACAGACCTCTGCCTGGTGGTGTCCACTTTAAATTGAATAGACGGTCAAATGCCTCTTTAGCCGAAGCCTGGGCTTTGGCATCATTCCAAGGAAGTCTATTGGTTTTGGCATGTTCTTTTTGTAGGGAGTACATGCCGTTGATAACTCGTTCACATACATCAACCCAAGTTTCCTTTGTGCCATCTGACTTTAACCTTGAGTATGTTCGTAAAAAGGTAATTTCTCCTACGGAGTTTCCACCTGCGTCGGAGTACCCCCATGGAACTTTCTTTTCTTTGTAACCTGTTACGAAGTCATCTGCAAGCTTAAATGAAAATGGCATTACTTTCCCCTGTTCTGGTATTAGATTGTTTAAGAAGACCTAATAGTACCTGTAGCGCACCCTACACCATCTGCCTCAACTTAAACCAAATTGAGGAGATACAAGTTCACGTAGATTGCACCCTTTATATCAGATATAAAAACTATTGATTTTCTTCTATTGCACCCTTAATTATCTGGGTAGTTTCTTCTTCGTTTAGGCCGTTGTTAGGTAGTTCTCGAAGCACATTTGCCTTGTCTCCAAATATCTGAGAAAGCACTCCAGCGCTACCTTGGCGCTCTACGGTCATACGAATAAACTCTCTAGAATCATCTAATTCTTTAACTGTTTTAATTAACTTAAATAAACGGTCTATTTCTTGAGATACGTTAGGATCGGCGTATCCACCGTTCATTTCTTCACTAAAACGCATAAAAGCAACGCGTTGTCCCTGCATTTCAATGATTGCATTGATAAGGGATTTAAGTTGTTCTTTGGTCTTTACCTCTACTGGTAACTTAAAAGCACAAGCATTATTAGGTTTAAAAGCAGGGCAATTTGCTGCAACAAAGCAAGTGTTACACTGCCTTAAAGTACCCGCTTGGGATTGAATAACTTGTACTTCTTTAATGACCCCATCAGCATCAACTTCTGTTTTTGTATCGTATCCAAACACCGGTAAATTGATAATTTCATCAGGATTTCTTGGTATAAGTTTCCGCTCTTGTACCCCCTTTGTATCAGCATTGTCGAGGGTAGTTTCCGCAGTTGTAGCAGGTACATTTTCACTGCTTATATCTGATATAAACTCTTCTTCATCATATGGTCCCACGGTGTTTATCCTATCTTCTAATCGTTCGTATGACCATACTGCTAACTTACATACCTCTTTAGGGTCATCTTCAATAATCTTATCAAAGTCTATACCAGCCTTATCGTATATATGTCTATACCTAGAACGGGCTTGGTCTTTCATTCTCTTTGGGTATCTAACTATTCTAGAACCGTCCCAAATTATGGTTTCACCGTGCATCATTGGGGAAAGCCAGGACATAGTGCTTGCGGTCTCACACTGTATAGACCTTAGATTGTCAGGCTTAGCACACGCAATAGCGTGAAATCTAGTACCCCTACGTCGAACAAATGTACGAGTAGCTGCAGCTAGGAAGCTATAGGCTTCTATATCTTGACCTGATATTCCTACATCTAAATACGAATCTACTAATTTATTAAGGCCAGCTTGACCTGTTGGAGAGTGCCATACAGGCAAAAACTTACCGGGTGGAACCTCGGCCCAGCAAGTGCGTCTTTGGGTTTCTATAAACTCTTGGGTTAATAATGGGTGATCCAATTCGGTAAATAGGGTTATACGGTCCATATTATTGGCTATAAACTCTTCATACTCAGCTGCAAAGCTCTCAAGCTCAGCTTGATCCAGGTTTGCGTCCTTTGGTATACCGCCATGAACATAAATACTATTATCCGATTTAAAATGGTCCGATAATAGGTAGTTCTTTCGCTTAGGAAGACCGCGTTTTGTTAATCTCCAAAAGCTTACCCCTATGCTAGTAGCTGTAGTAGTTTCCAATAAGGTCCGATTGCTCGGAACCTCTGCGCCCAAATATATGATTTTCATGTGTCTTGTTTAGGTAACATCTCCTGCCACCATTTAATCCAAGCATCGTATTGTTCAAATGGTTTTTGGCTCTTTAGTTCTTCTTCAGTGAACCCACCGTCTCTTGGTGTAATCTCGTGGTTCATACTCTTGAATCTTCTATAAATAAACCAAGTTGGCGGTCGTATTCTTTTTCAATTTCTGCCCAAGGCTTTACACCTTCAGGTGCATCAGGTCTAAACTCTGGACGTAGGTACAATGGATGTAAAAATAAAAGTGTGTTGTATCCGGCTTCCAATAATTGTTTTGCTAATTCCATGTTAGATGTAACTACAAATTCTATTTTACCTTTTGAACGCAAAGATTGACATTGTGCAAACTCATCTTTACCATGTGTAATACTTGAGTTTTCTAATATGTCATCAAAGTCAATTTTGTGTGAACGTAACCAATGTTCTGTTTTATCACGTTGGTCTGGGCCAACTACTACAATTGAATTCTTTTCTTTTATAGATTTGTAAAGGACTACACCTTCAAGAATTGGTTGTTTGTTCAGCTGATTCCTCAGCACTCCGTCCATAAAGACGATAACGCTCATCTAATACCTCATGTCCTAATACCCACGCCCAACCGTTTTGGCAAGGCTTGCAAGTGCATCTATCCATTTTGGGTTAATGCCCTACGGACGAGAAGACTAGCATCTGGAAGCTCCATTCCGTAAGTATGCGACTCAAATTCTTTTCGTGTCTGCGTTGATATTTCTTTCATTCGTTTTAATGCTGGTATAACTCCTGAGGCTTTGCCGGACTGCCACCTATAATTAGCATAATCTTCGTATCCTTGACCTTCTGGGGTAAAGGCAGAACTTCGTCCTTTATGTATAGAATCAAATAAGGCGGCACCTTGATCTACCGCTAACTTTAAAGCAGCTTCGGCATTTCTTCTAGCAGCATCATTTTTAGCTGCTTCTACTCCATAGTAAGCGTTGTTATATCTTTGAAGAATCTCTAATGCCATAGTTTTATCTTTTTCTAATTTAGGTTCCCAGTCCTTACGGAACGATGCACCCTCTTCTGCGGGCTCTACAGTCCAAGAATCTGAAGTTAAGGAGTAAGCGGCATAGGGTTTAATCTTTGTTATATCTGACACGACATTGACATAAAAAGTAAGTTCAAACACATTAAGAAACTCTTCTGTATTTGGGTGTAAGTTTTCTCTAAACCCTTCATTTAAGGTTTGAGCAATTTCTCTGTCGCTTAAAGTTGCATACCTTTGGTTAGCTTGTCTAAATTTAATGTAATCAATTCCTATTAAACAGTCTAAATCTGCTGGCTCACGCTGAGCAGCCCATTGATAGCTGACTCCTGATCCAGCTAACCATACATGTGTATAATCTTCAGGGCTGTAAAATCTATCTTTTAAGTGCCCAAATAAGATACTAAGAATTGCGTTACGAACGCTAGGAATTAACTTTCCATTTATAAATAGTCTTGGATCTAAACCACCGGCTAATTTACTAAAATATGAAGTATCTGAAGGTTCTAAGTTAATTGGTGTAGATTGTTGCACTAATGCGTCATAGTAATTCATGTGTACTATGATAACTTATATAGATACTCCGCCGTCATCTATGTCCCCCTCATATTCTTTAAATCTATAATTTGGTTTAATTGACGGGAAATCTAAACGCTTTACTGTTTCAGGTTTATCAGAACGAGTGTTAGCCATATATCCGCACTGCTTGTGTGCATCAACAAATTGCTGTGCCCATAAAAGTGCTAAATTTGAATCGTCTTCTGCTTCAAATTGGAACGATGCCACGCATGGGCATGTCATTTCTATGAACATATTTACCCCTCCGATTGGGTTCCCCTTTAGTATACTCCCAGACTGGGGTTAGTTACCCCCTGTTTGAATACTGCTTTTAAAGGCAGAACCCAGTTTATCTATAACTCCGTTTACTATATCAGCCTTAGTAATAGTGTATTGCAGCTCTTCGCACCCCTGACGTATGTCGTTTAAGGTGGCCACACGGGCTATAGAAAAGACCGTAGACAGGTCTGTAATAGCCCTATAACTGCCATCAGGCATCTTTATAGTAATAAATGCGGTAATAGCGTCTGGAGCCTTTTCTTCCTCTATAGAGGGCTGTGGTGTGACTTCTTCGGTCATTATTTGTAATATCCCTTTTCTGTATTGTGCTTCATCATATTATAAGACTTAACTGGACAAAAGTCACATAAGTAGGTTTTTGGCATCTTCTTGGTGTCCAGACCTGCTTCTTTTCGGTCTGCGGCGGTATCTGGCTTTAAAACCTTAGTATCGGATTTGTAGTCTGGGCACTGACCCTTTGGGCGATTGTGGACTCCGTAACAGATCATTGCATCTGAGCTAAAGTTAGCTTTTACATCATAGAAGTCGCCAAGTATATCAAGACCGATTGAGCCCTCTAATAATTGTTTCTTTATACCTTGGATAGCTGCTTCTCTACCTTTTGGGGACATCCATAGGAAGGCATCGATATCTATAAGACGACCTTTACAACCCTTTTGGTCGTGAGGATAAGCTGCTTTTTGAAGGAATGGATTGTCTGTTTGATCCCACAGTCCTTGGTCGTTCTTTCTTACTTTTAAGAACGGAAGTTCTTCAATTGACTTACAACTGTAACAAAGTAATAAAAGTGTTTTCTCGTCGTCTTGCTTGGGAAGTGCTGTACTCATATAATGCTCCTAATTTAATGCCGTAATCCTAACACATCTTGTGCTATTTAGACCGTTGTCGGCGTTTCTCCATCATTGCACTCATTTTTCTATAGATAGCGGTATCTACCATTGGCCCTTCTTCGGTTATAAATATCTTGTTGTGCAGGTCAGTCCGGGAAACCAGCTCTTGATGTATTGGATTAGATGGGTCGTAGTTTAATTTACCCATTGTAGTTCCTTTTACAGCTTTAAAGGTGGGTTTTTTAAACTGACGAGTGGGTTCTTTTACGGACTCCCCAGGAGTTTCTGATTTAGGTGCTTTAGTTTTTGCAAGCGTTTGTTCAAGAGCAACTTGCCAGTTGTATTTCTTAGCCACAACTACTCTTTACTTGGGTTTGTATTAATCTTAACTGGTTCGTCTTTTGGAAAAGCTCTTAAACCATGTGCGGCACGAAACTCTCTTGTTGAAGCGACGTAAGCCGCTGCTTTCCCTAATTTGCGCATATTAACTAAATCAGTACTTTTTTGATTATATTCTTCTTTAGGCAAAGCAGAAATAACACCATTTCCAGGTTCTAAAACTTTTACATTTTGTGAAAACTTTGTTACTTTATGGCCAGCTAAAGCAGCAGATGAAAATGAATTTACAGTTTCGGGTAGCTCAATTCCTCGATGTTGAAAACTTTTTAAGCTTTTGGGAAATTGAGATTCATTTGAGTCCATTAAGCTTCCTTTGCTTGACGGTCGTGCTCTGCTTGTGCGGCGCGATACTCGTCATAAGTGTCTGCGTACTTTCCAAACATCTTAGACTGATGCTCATCGTAATCATCTTTTGACATTTGATTAACAGCCCAAGTCAATGGCTCTGGTGTGTTTAACACCTGTTTCATTTGACGGTTTGAGTCGTTCTCTCTACGCTTAGCCATTTAATTAATCCTTAAGCTCCTGGGTTTACTTTTGATGGTTCTTCTGAATTAATAAATCCATAATTCATATATGGGTGCAAACCTGCACGGTTTTGAACCATTTTTTCGTCGCCCACACCTGGAGCAACGGTTGTATTAGGACGACGCTTACGGTATTTACCGTCTGTTGCGCCTTCCAACATATCTGCGTTTTGTAAACGCGCCTTGCGAACGGTCATGCCATTCTGCCTTTCACTAGTTTAACTGCCCTTGATCTATTACATCCTGGACAATACTCTGAATTTAGCTTTTGTAAAGGGTTCAGTACGGACTTACATCCTTTACATAATGCTGAACCATTGTACCAAGTTCCTAAAGCCACGTCAGTAGCACCCGGCATACCTTCACCAGTGTTATCTGTAAATAAACCTGGATCTTCGTTCATACGCTGTTTCCTAACGTGTTTCGGCTAGAGCTTTGTTGAGTATTTGGGGTCTGACTAAAGTCAGTCTCAACTCTTTGTTGTACTCTAGATGGTAGATCAATTATGTCTTCAATTCCAAGTTCTGACGTCTCATACCCATAACGAGCTGGAAACATGTCTATTTGTGGAAGGTTAGGACGCACATATTCTTGTATTTCAGCAGCACTCATTTGCCCAACCTCTAACGCTTGGGTCAATAATCGTTCTTGATTGCTAGCAAACGGACCAATGTACGCTTGTGGAGGGTAGGCCGCTTCTGCCGGCCAAGTCATTCCAGGGTTGTCTTTGTTCCAAGGTTTACGGCTGTACACGCCATCAGGAGTATTAGGCATCTTATCTCCAACTAGGAACTAATGACTTTAATTGATTAACACGTACTTGATTTATTTCACCAGGTGAAGTACTTCTTAAATTTGATTTACCATCATTTTGTAAATGTGGGGCAGGTACCAACTTTTGGTTTTCTGCATTACGTTTAGCTAAGTATACGTTGCCGTTGTATGAAGCTTTCATTTGTCTTTTAATACCACGATCTGGTTCTAATCCCTCTGGGTAATAATAATCTTGTTGGTCAATTCGTTCGCCACGATGCACACCTCTTTGATACGCACGTTGGTTAACTCTTCCTTTTACACCTTTAAGAACTTTATCAGAAACACTTGAAGGACGACCTCTGTCGTCTCGTCTTGTTCTGATAGTGCCTAAATACCCATCAGGATATTCAGCGGATGGTTGACGTCCTACGCCAATTCGTAAGAAGTCAAGCTCAGAGCGAGCAACAGGTACACCACCACCACCATATGTTGTTGTGGTTCCATACATACCCCCAGCACCGAGGTTTTGTATGTTCTGATGGGTATTTGGCATAACCCCATCATATTCCTATTTAATTAAGAATTGGCTCTAAACTCAGTTCCTTGGTAGATAGCAGTACCGTCAATTATATTAACGGCTTCTATTGCAAATCTTCCACTCTCTTCGTTATACCAAACAATGCCTACGCCCTGTTGCCAATTCTCATAATGCTTTCCTGGGCGTCCATCTGAGCCAACACCAGAATTAGTTGAAGGCACAGCGCCGTCTACCCTGCACAAACATCCCGGAGTAAACGCCACGCTTCTAATTGGACCGTCAGCATCAAATGTAGTTCTGTATTGCATTTCGATTCTATGAATATGTCCAAAGATTGTAGACAAATGGGGTGTGTCATTTGTGTAAGCAACTGCAGTATTACCTGAACTTCGAACTTTATTACCGTGCATAACACGTAAGTACTTACCTAACCATATTTGAGATTCTTGAGAAGGATACTTATCATAGAACTCAACATTTAATTCTTTTAGACATAAAAGGTTTTGAACACTTAATACTGGATCTGCATCTAAACTGTCAGCTTTCTTTAATCCGTATGAAGCATTGGCGTTTCTTGTTGCATATAAATTTAATCTATTATCGTGGTTACCCTCTAACAAAGCAACTCTTGCGTTTGGACTAATAGCACGTTGTTTAGCAAGGAACTCATATCCGTAGTTAATTGCTGCTTGAGTGGTATTTGCAAAAGACGCTTCTTGTACGTATTTACTGTGTTCTTGTAGATCTAAGAAGTCTCCTAAATTGATAACAATATCAACTCCATACTTTTCTTGAAGGTATGCTTGAATTTGTAATGCTACATCAATAGCTTGAGTATCATGGAACGGGTCCATAGTTCCATCTTCGTATCTACGATAACCAATTTGAGGATCTGGAAGAATGAAGGCGCACTTCATATCTTTTTCTGTTTTTAGATGTTCTGTAGGAGTCCACGGAATACTAACGTTTACTGGAGTAGCAGGTCTTACAATATCCCACTTTGGTCCTTCTTCCCAAACGGGAGATAAAACAACTTTAATAGACTCTAGGTCTGTAACCTCCGGTTCACCATTTTCATTCTTTATAACATTTTGGTAGCTGCTTACTCTAATCTTATTTATTCTGCCAACTAACTCTGGATCAATGTTTTGGGAACGAAGAAATTCTTCTATCTTTTGTTTGGTTACTGTCGTTTCTGCTTCTTTTAATGCTTGGTCAATTGGATCTAATTCCGACATCGACATATTCCCTGTCTGTGCTGGCGCACTATATCCTTTTTAATATCAAATACTTTTTGTATTAATAATGTAATTTGAGCGTGACTCATTTCTAAGTCAAGTAACTGTTGTACTTTGTTTCTTTTCTCTTCAGGCAATGAATCTAACCACTTACCAAGCTTGCAACGAATTGCAAGTACATTCCTTTGTAGACCTGTTTGAAGTAGGGCTTCAAGGTCATCTAGCGAAGGTTCTTGCATTAAGTCCTCCATAAGTTTCCCCTTAATCATAGCAGTCTACGTAGTATACATAAAAGCTGTGGATATCGCTAATGACACGCCAACAAAAAAACAACCCCCCAAGATGGGGGGTTGCTTGTATACAAGTAACTTATGGATTAATATCTTTTGCGCCACTATCGAAACCTGAACGGTTTACGGAAGCCTTAAAAATACGTCCGTTTCCTTGAGTTGCTCCAGCCTCTGGTGCAATTGTCTTTTGAAACTTGACTCGAACTCCATAGCGAGCTCCGCCAGTATTTGTGACAAATGAACGAGAAGGTTTTGCCTGCTTGTAAGGATCGGTGCCACCTTTTGCGTTTCCTGAATTCTTTACAAGTGTTCCTTTTTCTGGTTTAGCAGATGGGGTTGTAAAGTTTAAGCCTGATGCGTTTGACGGATCAGCGGAAGTAGGCGCAATTGGTGCCGGATTCTTTTTGTTATCTTTCATTATTTAGTGTCCTTTGGCCTAAGGGTTTATATAAATGTAGTTCATTTAAGCTAAAAAGACAGGCTTAACTGCTAGAAACAATTGAAAACACAATAGCCGATATTTGGCCGTCATGGCTTTCAATACTTGCAAATCCTGGTATACACATTAAATCTAAACCTCTTGGGGCCGTGTACCCACGAGCAATAGCGATGGCTTTTACAGCTTGATTTACAGCTCCAGCGCCAACGGCTCGTACTTTGCATGATTGTTTTTCATAAATAGCATGGGCAATAGCAGATGCCACAGCTTGGGGGTTGCTTCCAGCACCCACACGTAATACGTCTTCTGTTGATTCGGTAGTCATTTTTCCTCGTTGTAGTCGGTTAGTCTCTCGTACGACAATTACAGCAAAATAACCTTAATTAGTCTCCCTATAGTCGATAGGAGTTGGAGCGGTAGCCAATGCCCCACAAAGGGCGCATTCCATGTCTAACATGTATAACGAAACTTCACCATCCTCAAACATAGCTTGAACTTTCCATAAAGTTGACCCACAAATGCACACATGCAACGGGTTGTCTTTATCCCTTAAATCTATCAATCCTTGCCCCAACCGCTACCTTTAAAGATTAAACCTGGAGCGGAATATACTTTTTCCATAAAAGTGTTACAACGTGGGCATCGCATAGTTATTGTTTCGTGCATAGACGCCGTTACTGTACCAGTGGCAGAGCACTCACTACATTGAAACTCATAAGTTGGCATTATCGTTCCCTAAACTTTGGATCCTGAAGCTTAGTATATACCTCTTTTTCGTAACTAAGGGAATGCGTGCCCGCTACTAAACGAGCTAAAGAATAAGCATCTGCAGCGTTATCATCTGGAATTTCAACTCCCCACTTTTTATACACATATAAAAGAATATGACTTTTAGGCACTCCAGTTCCTTTTCCGCACACATACTTTTTTAAATTAGTTGGAGGAACAATTAATGGGTATATACCAAAATCTCTTAATGTAAGTTTTACCATTCCGCCAAGTTCACCTAACATATTAGCCATTTGTGAACCAAAAGCATAACCTTCCATTGCTACATCTATAATTTCATATTTTACTAAAGCATCTATTAAATGAGATTGAAGGTCTTTAAGTCTATCTATTCCACTACTTTCAGGTTTAAAAACAGTAATAAAATAACCTTCTTCATTTATGGCTGCTATAGCAAACCCTGTGTAAGACTGATCTATACCTAAGTAGACCCTTTTGTTTTTTAAGGGCTCACCGTACTGTTTTATCATGGAATAAGGGTACGCGTCCGAGCGCTAAATCCTCCAGAAGATGTTCTACGTGTTAGCTCTCTACTAAGCAAAGCAGAATCTTTAGATAAACTAGAAGCAATAACTTCCATTAGTTTTCTATAAGCCATCCTAGTTAATAGGGTATCTTGAAGCTTTTCTATTTCTGGATTAGTAATAATCTTTGCTTTTCTACTGGATGCAGTTTGTTTAAGTTCTTTAGGCATACTTAGTTCAAGTTTAGCCATCTCTAATTCTAAATTCTTTTCAGCATACTTTTCATCTATTTGAGCACAAGCCACTTGGGTTGAAACAAAGTCTGAGTAAGCACTAACCTTTGCCCAAAGCTCCATAAGCTGATCGTCATCAATACCAGTAATGTCATGGGGTATGTGTGGCCTTTCAATAGACCCTCTTGTAGAAAAAACTAAGTTGTTATTTTGTAGTTCTGTAATAATCTTTAAACTTTCATTACCCTGTAGGCTGGTCATTGTATCCTCCACACTCTCCGCACCATTGTGCGCCTCCCATATTACACTTAGGTGGTGTTTTATTGTCAACTGCTTCTGCAATCATCTTTGCTGCTTCTAACAAATGACTTATTGAGAAATCACTTTTAGGAACAATAAACTCTTTATACTCTTGATTTGCCTTTAACTCATAAATAAAACAAGCCTCTTGAGGTTGGATTTCTAAATCCATTAGCTCACACAACTTCATATACATCTGAGCTTGATTTATATGTTTCATAAATGGCTTGTCTAAGCCTGCCCACATTCTAAATAAATCGTGGTCATGCATTTTTGCGTACTCTGGATCTTCCCATACAAATGTACCTTGACCTATAGATTTAATCTCCAGGAGAAGGGGAGACTCATACCCAACTAAAATACCATCTGCATGCCCAGCTATTTTATAAGGTCCATAGTTTAATGGAACTTCTTTATAAACAATCTTATCGTTCTTACCACAAGTTGTACATTCAGTTGGCGAAAGCCCAACCATAAAAGTAGTACATCTAGTGCATATCCATCTTCCATACAAAGTTCCGCATTCATAGAACACTTCTTGCCACTTTCTATGAATAGCATGTCCCTCTTCAAATATCAAACGTTTCTTTAAGTTTACGCCTCTATCTTTTGGAGTTGTAGGAGCCTGTCCAATTAGTTTAAAGTATTGAGCTCTATGACACCAGGTATCGCTTACCATTTCAGAAGGGTGAATGACGTCTTGTCTACGGTCATCAGCCTTAGGCTTAGCAATAAAGTGCCGCTCTACTGAGCTAAGTACTCTAGTATTTTTATCTACTTTGAGAAACTTCTTTAGAGCTCCTGATGGTTTAAACTTAATCTCTGACAATTAGTGCTCCATAATCCATTGCTTTAGTGTTTTTCCTTGTTTCTTTGCTTTTCTTTTTAATGCATTACGCTCTCTGTGAGACATACCGCCCCAGATCCCATGTTGCTCGTCCATGTGATCTGCATAGAGCAAACATTCTTTACGGACTTTACATTCTGATTTACCGTCTTTACCGTAACAGACTGCTTTTGAGATATCCGCAATGATTTTATATTTAGTTTTGTCTCTGGGCGGATACCAAAGTTCGGTATCGAGTCCTCGACATTTAGCTTCGTAGCGCCAATCATCTATGCGCCCTGCGCCTTCTTCTGACACGTACACTCCTGAAGGTTCTGGCGTTGTTCTAAGAAGTCATCTTCTGTCATGATGACATAGTTTTCATTATTTAAACTAATGCCAAAAACAGGAATGCGACTGTCAAGAATTGCTTCTGTAACAATCTTTTCTAAAACTTTCGCCTTGATAGTGAAGGAGGCTTTGCCAGTCCACTTGTGTTCTATTAACAAGTCCTTAGACCGAACATCACCTTTTCGACTCCAGAATGCACCGCTCCCAGCGTTTCGCTTTCCATCTACTTTCTTAGCGAGTCGTACCTCATGCTTCTTCGATTCTTTCTGCCCCTTACTCCGCATGTTAGACCCCGGCTAACTTTGAGCTAGCCTTTATAGAATCTAAAACATCGCGTTCAAAGGTCTCTCGAAGATCTACCTCTTCCCGTATAGAGCTAAGCATAGCATCTGCCCCTTGCCACTGTCGATCTGCATACCTGTAGTAAGCACCGGCTCTAGTAATAACTTTATTTAGAATACCCATAGCAACGATTTCTTTAGCAAAATCGTATTCTCCTTTAGAGACACTTCCGCCATCAGCAAAATAAAAGTCCATAAATGCCGTTTGAGAAGGAGGGGCTGACTTGTTTTTAATTGTCCTTACTTTAATTGTTTGGCCAATTCTGTGCTTTTCTTGGCCAGTTCCTACCTCAATCCACTCATCTCTTTTTACTTCTATTCTTGTAAAGTATGAGTAGTCCTTGCCCAACCCACCAGGTGTAGTACGTGGGTCTCCGTACATAACACCGATCTTAGAACGCCATTGGTTAATCATTAATCCAATAAACGGGCGTTCGGCATCTACTAAAGACCTCTTAGATGCCTTTCCAATCTTTCTAAAAAACTTGTTTGTCAACAAGGCTCCACGGCCTACGGTTGACTCATCCATTTCTTTCTCATCCTCCGAGGTAGGAACAAGAGCGGGAAGACTATCAATAACAATACAATCAACATCTTTCGTTTCAACAACCTTGACAACCGCTTCATAAGCCTCCTCCATTACATTTGTAGAAACAACATACACTCTTGATACATCTACGCCACACATAGCAGCGTACTCAGGAACCCATTGCTCAGCAGCCACCCAAAGGGTGGTGAACTTTGGATCTTTCTTTTGGTTTGCTGCAATAGTTTTTAAAGCAATTGCTGTCTTACCATTACTAGCTTCACCAATAATCTCATGCCATTGGTTTACTGGCCAACCTCCGCCTAGTATCACGTCTAAAGATACTGAACCAGTTGTAAATCTTTCCATTAAGTCATCACGTATTTCACTTCCAAGTACAATAGTGTTTTCGCCAATAGACTTGTTTATCTTTTCAATTGTCTTTGCTAGTAATGACATTAAATGTGTCCTATGATTCCTTGAGGGTTGAAGTTGTTTTCTGTAGAAACTTGTTTTGCTGCTTGAGTTGGCCCTTCTAATGGAACTGAAACACCGGCGGTGCCTGAACCAGTTTGTTGAATTGGGTAACCGCAATCATAACACCTTGGTCTAGTGTCACCAGTTCCGCCATAGTTTTGACTAGAACAGTTAGGACATCTAGACGCAGAGGTTGCACTTGCAGGTAATTTATGGTCTCTAACTTCTGGTGGAATGTAAGCGGGTTGTGTAGTCACTGGGGGAACCGAAGATTGAATAGGATTAGGATTGTTACTTAGTTTATTTGCCCACCAATTAGAACTCATCATATTCCTCCACTATTTTAGAAACGTCTTTACCTTCTGATAGCTGAACTATACCAAGTTCTACTGCTGTAGAAAAAGCACTGGTAATGGCAGCGTGTCCTATTACCCTATAAAACTCAGATATAATTGCTTCAGAATCAGACAGCTTAGTGCCACCATTATAGTCCTCCATATGCATTACTTGCGTAGCGGCTACCGCTCTTGCATTAATATCGGCAATAGCGCCAATAAATGGGTATAGACTAAAAATCTTATCTATCCGTTTATCACTATCCTGCATTTCTTTTTCATGGCCTTCTTCGCTTACTAGGCTCATACCTAACTTGGGAGCAACCTTATTTGGTTCTTCTAAATCTGTGTCATAAAGGTACCACCTAGCTAGAGTAGTTAAAGGAATTATGTTATTTCGATCTAAAGCCACATGAATTTTATTATTATGTTTCTTTTTGCGTTTTCTAAACCATTTCATTTGGCCTCACCCCACCTCTTAACAACCTTTACATCAGCAGTTAAAGGAACTTTAAGTAAAGATATATCTTCCATAGCACTCCTTATTGCTTCTTTTGCTTCTTCTACAATATTATCCGCAGCAATAGTTATTAATTCATCATGAACGGTAAGTAAAAGAGAAGCGCCCTCTGGCAACATAGCATGAGCCCTAACCATTGCCATTTTCATAATATCGGCAGCAGACCCTTGTATTTTAGTATTAAAAGCTTGTCTTTCGGCGCTAGAGCGAAGTTTTATATCTCTTGAAACAATATCGGGTAAAAACCTTTTTCTACCAGCTAACGTTGTTACGTATAAGTTGTTTCTAGTTGCTCCAATAACTCTATATCTATAGTGGTCGATAGCTGGAAACTCTTTTGAAAATCGATTTAAAAGAGCTTTTGCTTCTTGTAAAGAACAATCAATTTGTTTAGCAATCTTATCTGGCCCAACACCATAAGCCATTGCTAACACTAATACTTTTCCTGCTTTTCTATCTACACCCATAGTTTCACCCACAGTTGTATATATGTCTTTTCCTTCAGCGTAATTAGATAACATAATTGGATCTTCAGAGAATGAAGCAATAACCCTAGGTTCTATTTGGCTATAGTCAGCAACAATTAATTTGTAACCATTTGGAGCACAAAATAGATTTCTAATCGCCTTTCCATGGTCTGTATGTGGGGCTGGAACATTTTGTAAGTTTGGATTACGACTAGAAAACCGTCCAGTTTCCGCACCATGCTGCAATAAGTCACAATAGATTTTATCGTTTATTAATAAACTTTCTCTATATTTAACTTTGGCAATACCGCGTACGGTAGTTGTTACGTCTCCACCCATGTATGGCACTACATAAGTTGTTAATAACTTATTTAAATCTTGATAATCTAATAAAGCTTTAACAAATGGGTCTTTATCTCTATACGCAACAATTGCCTCTTCAGAGACTGAGTAATCTGTATATACTCTTTCGTCTTCATCTTTTTCAGCTCCTTTAAGAGTTAATATTTTACCTTTTAACCCTCTACCACCTTCAGATTTTGGTCCAAAAAGAATAGCCTTACGTTCATTATTAGAGTTAATATTAAATACACGACCAGCAATTCTGTATATGTCAGATCTTGCTACTTCAATCTCGTTATGTAACTTACTGTGTAGTTCAGTTAAGGCAACCATGTCTATTGGAGTACCAGCAAGCTTCATATGACAAAGCACATAAAGAACTTGCATTTCAAGTTTAAATACCTTTTCTACGTCATTATCTATCAACTTTTGTTTTAAAATCTTTGATAGTAAAAAAGTGTATTTAGAATCTAAATAAGAGTATTTAGCTACATCATCAAAAGAGTTAAGTTCTACCTCTTTACCAACCCCTTTTTCCATACTGTAACCCAGCTCTCTCTGCAGGCAATCATCTAAACCTAGTTTGTTCCTATTACGGTTACTGTATATAAAACTAGCAATCATAGTGTCAAAAAACGGACCGTTAGGGATTCTGTTATCAAAATACTTTGCTACTGATGAACAATCAAATACTAAATTGTGGCCTATTTTTAACTTATCGCTAAACATTAAAGGCTCTAACGCTTTAAATACTTCTGCTGGATATAGTTGTTTAGGTGGACTAGTAAACACTCTTTTAGACTTCTTTTTATCTTTAGAGTAATCAATATCTCTAAGAGGTAAACCCTCTGCTTTTCTCTTCTCTCCCACAGCGGTCAGAGGGTAAATGTATTCTACTAAATCACCATTTGGATGCCCTAAAGGAATTACATCACCGCGTCCGTGAGTTGCAAACGATATCCATAAAACTTCGTTTGCTACAGGCATACCCCTACGGTCTCCTACAGTTTCAACATCAAATGCAAATGAGTCTTGTTTAAGATAAAACGCAACCATTTCATCAAGTTGTTCAATAGTTGTAATGATGTTCATACATCCCCTTTGAGACTGACAGGGCCGATTAAGGGGGAAACCGGCCCTGCAGCCGTTCTAGTGCGTGGTGTTAGCTTAGCTCTTGTGCTACACGAAGTAGGTCATCGTAAGATGACATATGCAAATCTGCAACAGTAAAACATTGCATTTTTGCTATTTCAGCTTCAGCTGCTACGGGATCAATTCCGTAGTCTTCCATCAAGTCACGCTGCTTGATTGGAGTTAGGTGATAAACAGTTGATTGCATCTTACCTGTTCGGCTTAACGCCCAATACATTGGTCGCTCTTCAGTACCTTGTAAAGGACCTTGTGCGGAAAAATGTGATGCATGTAGTGTTTTAAATAAACGTACTGAAGCAATTAACATTTGTCGCTTAGTAGGTTTTTCACTTAAATTAGCAATGGTAAATCCACGCTTGTCTTCTGCACGACTTCCAAGAAGTGTTTGCAGTGGGTCGCTTGGACCAGATCCGTCCCAGATGTAAGAACGCTTTCCTGTTTTGTTTAAGAAGTGTTGCTTGTAAACGGCAAATGGGCCGGTTTGATCAAGGAACTTAATTATTTGTGGTTCTTCTGAGCATTTAAACTCAGAAGCGTATTCACGATCTGATTTAATTAAAGCAACAGCGGCATCCCATCCGGATGACACTGCTGAAGCGCCATTTGTTGGTCTTGCAGATAAAGCGTCATCTGCTACAACAAATTCGTTTACATCTGGCATTGTTTTTTGTATTGACATTATTAGCTGTACCTTTCATTAGTTTCATCGATTTCATTAGTTTCGTTCATTGTTTCTTTGGCACGGATTTTATCCCATGCCTCGCTTAACTCTTGTGAGAGTTTTCGATTCACGGCCCAATTTATTCTAGATTTCTCTAGTAAACCGGACCGAGAAAACAATTCTACAGTAACCTCGACCATTTGACGCGTATACAGGCGTCTGCCGGCAATTACTGCCCCATTTTTCCCTGTTGTGTCAGGCAAACGGTATGGAGAGGTTGGCAGGTAGCCTGCGTCCATCCATTGGTAAAGAGTAACAATAGGTCTGCCCAAAGCCTTAGACAACGCGCCGATAGTAAACATTTCTACTTCTTTACCGTTTGGCAGCGTTTTCTTATATGGCTTTGAGTCCCATGCAAGCTTTTGTTCTCGTATCTTTTCTTCCTGCACCAAAGACTTCTTTTTACGTTTGCTTCCTGGGTAAAAGTCGTCTAGTCCAACAAAAGACTTTTCTATAAAATCAGACGTCATATTATTTCTTTGCTAAAAAGGCGTACGTCACTTTAGTAGGAAACATAGAATCAATATCTTCTTCAGTTAACGCTCCATCATAAAATGCTGCCATAATTGCATCTTCGTTTAACGTAGGAACCATAGTTATACATTTATCATAAATGTTCTTTTCGTGTAGTAACTTTTCAGCGCGTTCTATATCAAAACCCTTTAAGGTTTTACGTTGTTTAATTATTTGAGTAATACCTGTAGAATCATCACCTAAATCTATAATCCTGTGGCCTTTGCCATCAGTTTCACCGTACTCATCTAAAGCATCCATAAGTCTGGTTTTAAGTTCTGTTTGACGAGTAGTTAACATCTCTAATTGATCTTTAATAACAACGTACTGTTTTACAGCGCTTTTTACGTCTTCTATTGGAAAACTCATATATCCCCTTAGCCTTTACTTAGTTAATCTTACTCTTTACCTACGTATTTATTAAGAGCCGAGAGTATCACACTTGTCACTGTAACTTTTTCTGCAGCTGCTTTCTTTTTAACCTCAGCCCATAAAGAGTCTGAAACTCTAATAGTCTTTGTTGGTGTTTTGGCTTTTCCCATTACACAACCGCCTTTCTTAAAAAAGAGTTTAGGCTCTCTACGGTTAGAGCAACCCCACCCCTATCATCTATGCCTTGACCATCCATAACAGCGTTAGCAACAGCGTTCTTTTGTTGTAAAGCTTCGTGTTGGCGTACTTCAATCGAACCTGCTACAAGTATATCTTGTATAACAATAGAAGGCCAGGTTGACGAGGCGCGTTTTATTCTTCCGTTTCGTTGAGTCGCTGTGCCGCTACTCCAAGGGAGGTCAAAGTTAACCAAAAGATTAGCTGCAGGTAGGTCAACCCCATAACCACCAGCGTCACTAGAAATAAGGACCCGTATATTAGGATCGGTGTTAAATTGGACTTTATTAAGTTCTTTAGTTTTTGCATCTAACTTACCAGAGTACTTTCTACACATTTCTGCGCCTAGTGCTTCTTCTATTTTGTCTAGCATATCAACATAAGTAGCAAATATAACAACTTTATTTAAATCGTTTTGATCTAAAAAGTCTTTTACATAAGAAACTAAATAATCTAATTTTGCAGAAGCGTTAACCCCTTCTAATAATCCTTCTTCCATTAACTGATGAGCGTAAGCAGAGCCCTCTCCCATTAATTGTTTAAACTTATTACTACTAGTTTTTAGTAAGTCTGAATGAGAACACAGCATTTTTAATGCTCCAATTTTAGACATAATCTTTCCACGCATTTCATCCTCAGGGCCACCAGTGGCACGTTCTAACCCATAGTGCGAAAACACATTAAAACCAGAACCAAACATTTGCTGTGCATCATCTAAGTCTTGTTGTAAATCTTTTACTATTCTTACGTAAAGCTTAGCTCCCTTTCTATCTAAAGGAATAAATACTGGTTCTTTATGTATAGTATCTGGAAGATAGGGAGCAACATCATCATCTTTTTGTGTTTTCCGAACAGATGCTTCTTTAATTCGCTCATGAAGTACTGGAAGGTTTCTGTAACGATCTACGCCACCCCATTGATTTCTAACAATAAAAGCTTTATCAAAGATATCAAATCTGCCTAGTAAGTTTGCATCAACAAACTGCATAATGCTGTAAAGCTCTTCTGGTTTACCGTTCTCTATAGGCGTGCCAGTTAAAGCAAAACGATACTTAGAGTCTGTTAGTTTTTTGACTGCTCTTGATCTTTTTGATCTAAATGATTTGATTGCAGTGGCTTCGTCAATAACAACAAATCCCCTAGGAAGGTTGGCGACGTGTTTCCAATCGTTAACAACTTGTTCATAATTGAGGATAATGTAATCGGTGTTGCTTTCTTGCCAATTTCTAGCAAGGTCGTATTGCTCTGCTCTTTTCTTTGGTGTTCCATCAATAACCAAAGCTTGTGAAGATCCATTTGTAAACTTCTCAATCTGGTTTGCCCATTGGTATTTTAAACTTGACAAACATATTATAAGCCCAGGTTCTTTAATTTTACGCTCATCCATAAGTTGCTCTATAGCTGCAATGGTTATCACCGTTTTTCCTAAACCTAGGTCGTAGGCAACAAGCATCTTTTGTCGCTCTATCATTTTAGTTACAGCCTCTGGCTGATAAGGTAAGAGAGTTCCAACAAAACTCATAGTAAACCCTGCATTCGACTAATTACTAAGGTTTTTAAATCTTCTATTGACCCTTTGTTAGCAAAGATTTGGTCTACTTTATATCCGTCTAATTCAGTTTCTGAAACATGAGCATTAATAGCTTCTACGTTAGGACGCTTAATTCTCCATATAGTTCCACCCATTGCTTTGATTTTAGAAGCCTCATTAATAAATCTAACATCTGTTATTACTACGTTTTCATTTGGAGATATATCTTTTAGAGCCGCATCTACCCAAGTGTCTAATCCAAGGTTGTTACGAATAGCCACGCCTAACTTTTGTAATAAAGCACGTACTTCTTTATTCTTCTTTGCGTCATCCCAACCTTCGTCATTTACAAGGTCTCTTACAGTTATATCTTTATAATTAACATCTATCATAACTACAGGGTCTAACTCGTATAGTATTTTTCTTATTTTATCTGCAAAGGCAATACGTTTAAACTCATAGTCTTTAATTAGTATTTTTGCCACTTCGTCTTTACCAGAACCCGCATACCCAGATAACCCTATAATCATAAGATTGCCTTTATTCCTCGTACATAATGTTTTGCAGAGTCCATGCCAATAAGTATTTCTTCTTTACTCATAGCCCCAACGTCTTTCATGTCGGTATTAGAGTAATTAAAAAACTTACCATCAATGCCCATACTTTTACATGCGTTTAAAAGATCTAATGAAGATTTACGCCCCGCATCATCGTTGTCTAGTGCAAATAAAACCTCTTTAGCTGACCTAATAAGATTAATTTGATGTGCAGAAACTATAGCTCCGTAAGTGCTTACACCACCAAATATACCAACTGATAAAAGCCGAGCAACATCTAATGGAGACTCTACAACAACCATGCGGTATAAACCTTGTTCCACAAATTGTTTGTAACCAAATAAAGATTTACTCTTTTGAACACCAGTAGGCCAATTCTTAAAATATCTAGTACCGTGACCTTTTTCCTGCCAACCTAATAAACTTTTAGTTATTGGGTCTCGTATTACTGTAATCCAAGATTTAGATTGTTCAGACCATTTGATTTCATAGTGTTGAGCAGCTGCTAAAGAAATACCTCTATCAGATAAAGCCTCTTGAGGAGGGTCTACAAACGCAGCTAACATAGACTCTGTAATTGGTTGGTTTTGTGTTTTAACTTCTTTTTCTACTTTAAGAGCTTTTGCTAATCTTTCGTTTAAATCGTTGTAACCTTTGTTAATCCAAGTTTGTGCTTCGTCATAATTAATGCCCTGTACATGTTCAATTAAAGTACTTAGTCCACCTTTAAAACCACAGGAAAAACAAATGTGCATACCGGTTTCAGAGTTAATCCACCAAGAAGGATTTCTATCTTCTTTTCCAGTTCTTGATAAATGAGCTGGGCAGTGGCAAAGATACTCATCATTGTTTTCACGAATAATATCTATGTTTAAACGTGCTAATAAATCTTCAATATTAGAGCTCATACGGCAACACCTGCTCTATTAAACCATCACCAACCATTTCAGCAAAAAGCCCTTGGTTCCAATCAAAGTCTAATGACACTTCTGCTCTTGGACAGTTACGGCTTTCTAATATCTTAAGAATACGAGTTGTATCTAAATCCTCTGCTTCTTTTTGTAGACCTAACACAACATCTGCGTCCTGTACGAAAGATGAAGAGTAACCAATGGAATCGGAAGTAACTTGACCTTTCTTTGCTTTCCAAGGAAGAGTTTGTGTTGTAATGAATATAGGTTTATTCATTCTTTGAGCTAAACGTTTTAAAGACCTAGTTATATTAGTTAAAGCCTGTGGTGTATTAGCCTCACCTGTTTGTTCATCGATCATTAAATAAACACCATCAATAAATACAACATCGGGTTGAAGAGTTTGTATCTTGCCAGCAATGCCTGTAATCGTTGATCCAGCTGCAGAATCAACTAACCAAAACTTATGTTGTTCTTCCATATTTCTTAATATAGTTTTATATCTAGACTCTTCTTCTTTAGTTAGCGCTCCATCTAAAAGTCTTCGATGAGACACCTTTGCTTTCATTGAATCAAATCTAGATTCTTGTTCGGTATTGCTCATTTCAAAAGATTGAAACATAGGAACTTGGCCAGCTTTGTGCATGTTTAAAGCAATTTGTAATGCAAGAGTTGATTTACCTGTTTTAGGAGGAGCAACCAAAACAATTAATTGACCGTTTTGAATACCACCAGTTGCTTGGTCAATTCTTGAAAATCCGGTTGGTACACCGCGTAATCCTGGGTTAAATTTCCTATGTAAGTATTCATCCCAACGATTAAGAGGGGTGTTAGTAATATCTAAATCACTACTTAGAGATAAACCAGATTCTTCAATTCGTATTAAACCGGCCTGTAAAGATAATAAAGCTGAGTCATGGTCTTGATTTTCAATTCCTTTAATTGCTTCTTGAACAATTGATACTGTTGCAGCTTTTCTTCTTTGATCTAATAAGGTGTCTAAATAAAACTCTAATTTATCTGGAGCCTCTATTAAAGTGTAGTTAGGGTAGTTAGATCTAATTGTTTCTAAACTTGGTGTTTCTCCATACTTTTTATAGTGGTCGCACACAAAAGTAAATAACTTCTTTTCATTTGGATCTGCAAACCAATTACTATTTACGTTCTTTGTAAGAACATGCGCAAGAGACTTTTCTTGAATGATCTTACTTAAAAGTAATGATTCATTATTCATAATTGCGAAAAGTCCATTCCCCAGTGCCCATATCTCAATAAGCGAGTCGGTAAATCTAGCACACCTATAACCTCTGGCCTATAAGGCAACTCTTGAACTAGATGGTCAATTGCCTCATAAGCTGTAAAATACCTAAATGGATTAGTTCCTTTTTTATCTAATTTATTAATTAAATCTTCTAATTGTTCCTCTGTATGAGAAAAAGAAATAAGTTCTAAAGTATATCCAACACGCTGAGAAAAGACGTAAAGACGGCTTAAAGTAGACCTATTAAAGGTTTCTACCTTTTTTGAAACAGGAATGATTTTAAATTGTTTCTTGACCTGCACATCAATGTCAATAAACGTGTCAACAACAACGATTACTCTTTTTGGTAATTCGTTGCTTATGTCCCCCTTAAGCATTATTTATAAAACCTCTATTTTTCCATACCTTATAACAAAGTCTCTAAAAGTAGAATTAGATTCTTGTGCTTTTTCTGCATCTTCTCTAGATGCTTTTGTTGAGATTTCTAAAGGGTAAGTACCGCCGTTTGTTTCTATACGAGCTTTTACAAACTTAACATGTTTACAAAAGTTACGACCACGGAAACCAGCGCATGTGCAATAAAGGTTATCTTCTTTATCAGTACTTACTTCAAAAATGCTTGGTCCAGGAGTTTGCTGTTGAGTTAGAAAAACTTGAATAAGTCTTAACTCTTCTGACACGAAGGCCTCTTTCATAGTTTACGAAGGTCTCCTTTCTGGCTATCCCATCGTATCTCAGCAAAAGCTTCTTTTGCAAAGCTTGCTGTTGATTCACCGTATTCGGATGGCCAAGCAGAAAGACCGTAGTTAGTGGTAACTATGGTAGGCAATCCTTTTGAATGGCGTGTGCGCAACACATGATGAAACATGTTTTTCTGCCAACCCGATGCCGAAGTGTGTTCTTTTCCTAAATCATCAATTACTAAGATCCTTATGTTGTAGCCATCGTCTTTAGCCTCACCAAATATGCCGGCAAGTAATAGGTTATCTTCTGAATTTGGGTCTGATTCCATGGTTCGACCTTTTAAGTCTAACAATTCAGCAAAAGTAATAAAATGCACAGGTCGGACTAAAACTGACCCAGACTTAGAGGCAAAGTTCTCCATTGAGAAGGTTCTAATCATGTCCTGTATCGCAGCTGCTGCTATGGTGGTTTTGCCATGTCCGGGGTGGCCTGAAATTAATAACCCTTTGCCACTAGAAGCCTTTCCAGAGGCTCGAATGATGTCTCCCTTGACCACATCCTCAATCCAGCCTCTAATGCGGTTTAAACCGGTTTTAGAGGCATCCTGGCAGTCGTCTAAAGTCCACCCTAGGTATTGATTTGGAATACCAGCGATTTGCAGCCACGTACGGCGTCTTATAGGTAAATCCGTTGGGGTGTACACCTACAATCCCCTTTCGGTCCAGTATTTATCATCTTCTTCTTCAGCAGACTCTTGGATTGACCTTGAGGCTATTGATCCGAGCCTAGCATCACTTAGAAGCATTGGGAACATCTTTAAGAAAAGACGCCATAGGTGCTCTGGCTCTGAGTACTTTGATAAGTCTATGCGTAGAAAGAATCTTTCCATAACCTGCATCTCGATCTCGCCATTGGTTCCATATTTGTTTCTAGTGTTCCCCATAGCCTTTACAAATTGGCTAGCGTTAACGTTCCAAGGCTTGATATGCATGGTCCAAATGCGATTTGAGAACTCCTGACAGACGTGCTTAGGCTTCCATTGGCTAACTGGAATCTCGCTTCTGTATAGGTTGTTTTTTTCAACCTTTTGAGCCTTTTGCTCTTCATACTTTTCTTTGCTTTTACGTAAAGCTTTCTCAGACTCCTTAAGATACTCGTCTTTATCTATAGAGTTCTCGGAACTAAATAAGTTGTCCCAACCTCCCATACTTACCTCCAATACTTTTGTTTCTTCTTTCTCTCGAACTTCAGTTCGAGTATTTGCAAAACTATTAATACAATTAGTAATTAAGCTATAAGGATTATTAGCTAATTGGCTATTGGGCTTGCACTGCTGTAAAGGGAGTGCGGTTTCAGCACTCCCAGAATAGCACTCCACAACCTCAGATATTGTAATTAGGTTACTACCAAACCTTCTAGTAGTAGTCTTTATTAATCCTAAAGTTCTAAGTTCTTTTAGGGCAGCTAGCATACCCCTTCTACCATCTTTAAATACCTCAGCCAACCTATCAGCCGATATTGGGATGTTAGTTGCAACTAAGTACATGTATATCCCAAATGCCTTACCTGAAATCACTTGCCCTTGTCCTTCTTCATTTCTTTGACTACTTCTCTAGCAATAACTTTTGCAAGTAAGGTTATGGACTCTGCTATAGTGAACGTGTCATCATCTACCTCTTCAAACTCTTCATCTGAAGGCTCTTCTTCATCTTCCTCATTTTCTTCAAATAACGAAGGATGATCTGATTTAGCAGTCGTGCTTTCTACTTCTGGCATCTTTGGTGTTTCAACCTTTTGTATATCTTTAGAAGCCTCAATTTTCGTAAGGCCGTCAGTTAAATCAAACGCAGGAATACCTGCTTCAGATACATAACCAATGATGTTAGCGGTTTCCATATCTTCATCAGACCAAAGCATAAAAACGGTAGAGTCAGAGCCCTTAAAGGATGAAATAGCATCTTTTATTGGATTGTCTGAATGACTAACTGTTGCTTGTGGTAAACCTTCTGATATAAAGCCTTCATTAGCAAATACTAATAAATCTTTATTATTATCTTTTGCAAACTGAGCTGCAAAAACTTGCCCTTGACTTGCTTGTCTATTAAATGCTAATACAATTACGTACTTATCTTTTTTATTAAAAAAGTAGTCGTCTAGTAAAGCATCTACATTTGCTCTGCTGGTTTCTCCAGATCCCAGAACTAGTATATGTTTTGTTGGCATATGCCCTCCCTTAGAGGGAATAGCATACACATTATTCTCTATCTGGTTTAACAGCCCTAACTATGGCGGGTTGGTATGTCGAAATACGAGACCCAATAGCTACAAGCAAGGCTGAGACAAAAGCCCCCGCCACCGTATAAATTACGAATACACGAATTGATTCAATACCTAGTAGCCATGCGCCGCCAGATGATAAGCCTAACGCTGTCAAAGCTTTAATTAGCCTAAGGTTAATATAGTTTTCTATTATTTCAAATATCTGATCTAGTACTGCAAGCCAAAATGAAGCAAAACATGCAATAAGAATTAAGTCCAGCATAGCTGGAAGTATACTACGTTTTTGGCTGAGCTAAGTAAATAGTAAAAGTTGTGCCTGATGTCAAAAACTCGGGTAAAGCAGTTTTTAATCTAGATTCAATTGCTACTCTATTGGTGTATAGGTGGGATCTCGCACCATTAGCTATTCCGCCTTCCCAATACAGCTCTTCATCAGTTGCTGGGCCTTGGTTACCATCAAAGTACGGAAGCAAAAATGGAGTGTTTTCAAGCAATGCGTGGTCTATTGCCAACTCTGCCCCAGGTGTAGCGGGAATCCATAAAAACTCCACTTTTGCATTAACTGCATTTTCTGGAGATATTCCAGTTACATAAACTCTAGTCCAGTCTGTAGTTATATTAGTGCTAACTCCTATAGATTCATTAATTAAAATATCATTAGAGTCATACCAATATATAGTGCAGATACCTGTTTGGCTACCGCTGTAAGATTTTGTATATATGCTAAAAGTGTAAGAGGAACCGGGATAATATATAGGAATTAAAACAGATGTCCCTGTAGTTGATTCTACGTTTACTGGCGTAGTAGAGGGTGCTGTAAGTTTTATTACTGATCCAGATTTAGCAACCGTTCCAGATACAGTTGTTAATGGTACATTTCCAGTTGTTAAACTAAAAGTAATAGTATTTTCAGTAACTACAGACACAGTGTGTTGTCCGTCTACTGTCACGTTAATGCCACTTACATTTATAACATCTCCAACTTTAATTTCATGACGTAAAGTAGTGTTTAACTCAACTAAATTAGTTTGTATAAAGTAAGAATTAACCTGATATGTTGGATCGTCTGGATCCGGGGTTTCAGCGTCTGTAACGTATGTAGCGTTTAAGATGTTCCAAGGCGCTAAAGATCCAGCAAAATTTGGATTTATTAACTCATTAATTCTACTTGCTTTTAAAGTAATATGTAAGTTTCTAGCTTCATCAAACTCGGTAACTGCAGCAGATTGCTCAAACTGAGCTGCGTCAAAATAATGGTGCTCTCCGCTTGCGGCGTTTGCTACAGAAGCAATAGAAATGATAGGAACAGCATAATAAGCAGTAGCTGGAGCAGTTCCAGTTACAGTAGGTCTTACCGTAAAGATTCCAGTGTTTCCATTTGGCGTAGCGGTTCCGTTAGTTGTAGAAATAGACGTACCAAATCGGTTATACCAATGAATACTTAATGTAACACTTCTAGAGGTAGAGCCAACTGAATAAATGCTAAATGTGTAAGGCAGACCAGCTGTTACTGGTATGCCTGAGCCAATAGGATCTGACTCAGCAGCAGAAATAGATACTGTTCCAGCACTGGCGCTTGAGTTAGAGATCCTTAATATTCCACTTTGTTTATTTGGATATCCATTAATAGTAGTTGGTTCATCCCAAGGAACTGGAAAAGACGATAATACACCTGTTGTTTCTGTTGTAGCAATATCATAAAACGTTTTAGCAAACGACACGGTGTTTGTAGTTACAGCCGTTAAAGTGACTGGAGAAGTTGTATTTATTAATGGTATAGGTGACCCTGAAATGTTTACTTGGTCTCCAATACTGTAACCGTGTGCGGTATCTAAAGTTATAATTAATACGTTTGAGGCTACTTGGTAGTGGGTAACATTGCATGTAGTAAGTGCTTTTAAGACAGCATTAGACTTGCTTTCCCAAAGACCTGTAGACTCTTCAAAAGAAGAAGAATTGTAATCAAGCATTAAGTTATGGCTCACTACAATACCGTTAACCCCAGGGTTTGGTAAAGACGTATCTGGGTCAGGTACCGCGTATCCGCTAAACGCTTTTATAAATTCTCTAATACCTTGATTACTACCTTTTTCTTTGTATAACTGAACAGCGTCACGTACAAGGACTCTAGACTGTTGTAATCCAATTTCTGGTTCAAACTTTAATCCAAACTCTTCTAAAAGAGTAGGGAGTATTGCACCGTTACTAACACTTAAATCGTATCTTTTTGTTGAGTTTTCTATAAAAGTTCTATATTTATCTAACTCAAACCCAAAAATACTTAAAAACTTATACAAACTTTGATTTGTTTCGTTACTTTTAGCCGAAGACAAACTTGTATATTTATAAGGTTCTGGAATGTATTTATATAATAAATTAGCAGTTTTAAAGTCTTTTACTGCTAAAGCTGATACGTCACCTGCTTTAACCCAAACATATTGTGAAATATCATAAACAAATAAAGAATAATAATAGAATCTTCCAGTAATTATATCGTTGTCGTCTAATAAAGAAGCAGGATCAAATCCGTAATATCTGTCTAAAAGTTCTTTTCCTTCAAAAGCACTAGTAGGAAATCCATAAGTTCCTCTAACTAAACGAATTCTATTCCAAGAGCCGCTAGGGCTAGTCCAATTTAACTTTATTTGCCCATGACCATACGGTACTGCTGTAAAATCAGTTACAATATAATCAACTAAAGCTGGTTGACCATAAAATGCTGAACCGTAATAATTAATACCGTAACGGGACATTTAATTACTCAAATGCTAATAAAGCGTTAACGTTGTCTACTTCTTGAGAGGTAGGGGATACTAAAGCACCACTTGCGTTAATATAAGTAGTTGGTGTATTAGATCCGCTAGGGCGCCATTCTTGCAAATTAGCAGTTTGTCCAACTTTAGCTTTAACAATTATTCCTATGTTATCGTTAGCAGCTGGAGTAATAAGATTTTGAGAGTCTGCTGACTTCTTTAAATATTGAGTGTGAGTGTCTGCAACAATGCCGGTTTCAATGTTAGCTAGTCTAGCTCCTACAGTTGAAAACGTTTGAGAAGACGCACTAAAAGAGCCAACTGAAGACGGTGTTGTTGAAACATTTGGATTAACACCAAGCACTGACTCAATTGCTAATACTTCTTCTTGTAATGTGTTAGGGTGCGAAGCATCAATAACGTCTGTAACGTTAGTTTTAGACGTAAAGACCTTAACCGAACCTGGATAACTTGCTGCCATGATTAACCTGCTATTCCGCCTGAGGCATTGATTGTAAGTACTCCTACTTCAGGTAGCTCATTAAACTCGCAGGTTACATCGGATATAACCACGCCAGTTGCTGTTCCTGAAGGAGAAACCGCTGTTGATGGTACGTTAGTAGCTGTTAAATTATATGAAAATGTATTTGAACTTGTTGCAGTAATATAGTATCTACCATTAAACACAGTATCAACACCAGTAATGCTTACAGTTTCTCCAACTAAAAAGTTATGAGCAACACTAGTAGTAAGAGTAGCCACTCCTGTAGTTAAAACTTTATTAGTTATAGAAGAAGTTTTAACCGCTGTTTGTTTTGATAATAAAACTGGTGTTACTTGTAAAACACCGCTTATGCTTGATACCGTTTCTAAAACATCACTTAGTTTAATGGTATCGCCAAACACAACATTGTCTATATCTAATAGTAAATTTAAATCATTTTCTATTTGAGTTCTAATTGCAGAAGTCTTATACTGAGGGGCAACCGTTACGTCTACCGTTATATCAATTTTTGCATAAGATGGTGGTTGCACTGTTACAGTAGTATTTGGAGGACATTTATCTATATAGTACTCTAATAATCTATTAGCAATTGTATTAAATATAGCTGTCGGATTTAGTGAACCATCAATACCACGATCACCAAATAAAGAAATATATACAGTTACATTAGAATAAACATTTGCTTTAGCAACAGCTTTTGATATACCTGTTACTTGCAAGGCTAAGCTTGCGTAATCTGCTAAAGATACCGCTCTGTTTAATGCTTTTAAACTAGCAGGAGCATTAATTCTAATTGAGTCTGTAGACTCTTCGTCAGCCCCCGCTACAGCCGCAGACTGATTATTAACCGATAATCCTGCATTTGAGTTAGTAACAATATAAGTAAGGGTATTAGCAGAAACGTTTCCTGAATCTCCACCGCCAACTCTGTAAGACGCATATATTTCCGCACCAGAAGGCGGTATTCTTCCACTAACGTTGTCGCCAAAAGACACATAAGTAATACCATCAGCATCTGTGTTTATAACAAATACTGGGTCACTTCCAGCGTAATCAATTATATAAGGAACTTGATTATAGGTAATTCCGTTAACACTTATTGAGACGCTACTTTCAATAATTGAAGTTTCTGAAAGTTCAAAAGTTTGACCAGAAGCTCCGTTTGAAGTGCCAATTAATTCATCAAATATACTTTCGCCTTGAGTGGCGACAACTGTTGCGCTTCCGTTTACTGTTCCTACTTTAGCTGGAACAGATATAGATGCAGCGGTTTCAAATATGATTTGCGTAGACTCTCCATTAACTATAGAAGTAGTTGCTACTTGAGTAAGGGCGGGTACAGTTATTGTACCCGAACTACTATTTTGAAAAGTTAACTCAACAAGAGCTGCTGTTTTTTGTGTTGGTACATACCCTAATAGCGATGCAATTTGCAATACGCTGTTTCTTTGACTTGCTGTAGTAATAAAAGACTCATTAGTAGATCTATCAATATTGTAATTAAGTAAGTCGCCTACGTAAGAAAACAATTCTAATAAAACAATACCAAAGTCTGCAGCATTTCGTGAGGACCACTCTGGGGCATAGAGCGGGATTAAATCAAGCAAATCTTGTCTAATAGACGTGTAGTCTCTAGATGTATAATTTACTTGAGGAATAAAATTAGTACTCACTTAGTCCCTCCAAAATAGCGTCTCCACTTCTTGTAAACAAACCATACTTTATACTTACTACATCATCTTCATTTGTTGGAAGTTTGTAAGTTACAGTAAACTCAAGTGTACCATCTTCTGGTTTTAAAACTTCTACTTTGTTTAACACTAAATCGGGAAGCCACTTAGAAAACCCGGCTCTTACCTCTGAAACAACTATAGATTCGGCTTCTGATTCAGTTTCAAAAACGGAAGTTCTGGCTGCAGTTCCAAATGTAGGTACCATAACCCTTTCGTTGTATAGGCTCATAATTACACTTATGACCCTATCTTGGTATATCTTTTTGTAATCTGTTGTATACCCAACTTCACCTGCAGCGGTAAAAGTAAAAGGCAAAGCAATGCATCTTTGCGACATTACTCAGCTCCTATCCATACGGGAAAGTTAGGGTCTCCTGCTATAAACATTACCCAAACTATGGTTCCTGGTTGTGGTTTCCATTTTCCTATTAAGTTTATAGTAGCAATAATTCCTGGAGTTGCCGGCCCAATCCCTGCATTATCATGGCTTAAAAAGGTGTTGCTGTTACTTGCAGACGAGACAAATTGTATGTAATCCCCAGCATCTAAGTCTAAAATTAATGATACGGTCATCGTTATTTCAGCGCCGCTTCCGGCTAATGTAATTTTGGTGTTGCTATCTGGAATGTCTATTCCGTTCTTTCTGTACCACATATTAGCAGTTCCAGTATTAGCGCTTGATTTAGTAAACATGCAAGAAAACTGAGCAAAGTAATCTCCTGTCTCTTCTACATAAATACGAGTTCCATCTAAGTAAGTTTTACTAGTGTCAAGCTCAAACCAGTTATTAACTACTGTAGGAGTATTAACCCCAATAGCTTGGTCTGCTATTGTGTAAAAAGTTCCATAAGGGTATTTAGACTGTCCAATACTTCCACTAGATGCCCTGACCCAATCAGTTACATTGTTGCCAAACAGTTGAGGAACTTTAATTCTTACACGCCCTTGACTTTCGGGGTCGTTAGAGTCAACAACTAAACCTTCGTATAATCCGTAATACCTGCGATCTGCATCTATCATTTTTTCAATAACCTTTTTATTACAACCGGTGGTTTGTAGGAACTTGTAGGTTGAACTACTCTTAAGTCTCTTAAAGTACTGCTCCATTTAGGAGACATTGTTTGAGCCTTTTTATTATTTAGTTTGTTTAAAGATGAGTTAGATGTCTTTTTATAAAAACCGCTAACTTTTAATTTAGTTTTGTTTTTAGTTTTTGTGTTTCTAACATTTGGTTTTATAATTCTTTTTTCCTCAGAACTTGGGTTTTCAATTAATCCGAATCGATCCCAGTTGTTAGACTTTCCTAGAGCGTCAATACCTAATTCTAAAACTGTTGTATATACTAAAGTGTTTATTCCTGTTCTTTCAATCTTATGTTCTAGCGATAAGATTACCCAGTACCCGCTATATTCAGAACCAACGCCAGAAAGGTATATAGGTAAATCTGGTCTAAGATCTGGACTTCCTATTACTTCCGCATAACCTCGGTATCCAAAGCGTTGTCTTTCTTCAGCAGCTTTTGTTTCCCACATAGCAACTTCAGAGTTAGAAACTACTGTATTAACAGAAAATCTATCAAACTGTTCGGGAACAACATTCTTTCTAGAAGACCTTTTACTTTTTTGTTTTACATACTGAAGTTCAATTTTAGAAAACCTATCAACTCCGGCATAAGATAACGCAGATTTAGCATCATCTTCTTCATCTCCAAATTGTAGACTTTCTCCAATAATAGGTCTAAAACTATAAGTGTCTGTTCCTCCTAAAGTTTCAACAGTGCTCATAGTAAATCTTTTTGCATAAGCTCTATTTTCAGAATAGTCTTTTGATAATGGATAGAAGTATAAAGACGTGTTTTCTGCTCTTAAGGTATATCCTATTTTTTTAGCTAACCACACAAGCAATTGCCAGTCAGTTCTTCCGGCTTGAGCTATTTGAGAAAACACTCTTTTATGAGGTTCAACAAAGTAAGAAAACTCATATTTACGAGCAATCTTTTTAAGAACTTGGTCTGCAGTTACATTTGTATAAATAGTTTGAGATGTATTTTTCATAACGTAAGACGCTCCAATAATATGTACTTCTACACTTCGCTCTCCTGGAGAATATATTGGTTTTATATGATGTACATACCCGTTAAACGTTTTAGTAGATGAACCAAGAGTATTTAAAGTAATTACTACTGGAGACATAGGTTTTACGTCGTAATAGTCTACTTCCCAATCTTTAAATAATATTATTGTGTATTCATGCTCATATCTTGCTTGTTTTAAATTAAACTCGTATACTAAACTAGGTCCTGACACACTATATGGAAAGTCTACAGTTACATATTTAAACATTTAACAAAATCTTTACTTTAGTACCCGCAGGTATAGTTAAAGTGTCTTTAATTTGAGGATTAAGCTCTGGTATTAACCACCATAATTTAGGGCTTTTATAAAATCTATTAGCTATTTGGTCTAACCTTTCGTCTTCTACCACAGTATGTTCTAAGTATTGAATAATTCCAAATGTAGAAAACTCATAGAAAACTACCGGTAACGCATCTCCATTAACCTCAGTAGTAACAAAATCTACCAATGCGTTATCGTATCTAGACCCTCTATAAATTGCCATATGTAACTCTCTTTTCTACTCTTTGTTTTCTAGACCAAAACCTGTGTAAATCCACAAATCAAAAGCAAGTTCTGTTCTTAATGGAATCATATTAGTATTAAAAGCAGTGTGTTTAATTGAAACCGATTGCAACCAACCTACATAAGATAATGGCTTTAAAGATGTTGAAGAGGGCCCAAATTCAACTGCAGTTAACGCAGGATACAAATAACCCAAATCATAAGTTTCTCTACCTAACGGATTGACTGGTTGTTTATTTTCAAGTAGAGTACCAGCGTTTATCATTCTAAAAATGTATTCAATATCATGCATTGTGCCGTATTCCATTAAGTTTTTTAACTTTTTACCAAATGGCGTTCCAGTGTCTGAGTTTAATCCTTGTTTGTAGTAACCTTTATAATTTGTTTCTAGTTGGCTTTGATCACCGTTATTTTCAATGTAAGACCTATAAATAGCCGCAAAGTCATTTGTTCTATCTATCATTAAACTAAAGGTTAAATGCTCTTGGCTTGGAAAAATACCAGCCACAGCCCTAAATCGGTCTCCCGCGTCTGGAACAATGTCCATTTTTGTTGCAACTTGAAGTTGAATCTCCTGTGGATTCCATAAGAATTGAAAACCGGCTGGCTTATAAAACGTTATTGCATTTCTTGCCTGATCGCCTCCTCCTAAGTTTTCTGTACTTTTAAGTTGGTTTTCTCTAGTTCTTGCAGTTTGGCCACTTGGCAGACTGCGACCACCTTCAGTGTTTGTGTTGGGTGTTTGAGTATTAGACGTTGTACTTTCTTCTACCCCAGCAATGTCAGAGTACAGCCACATTTTTCCTCTACGTCTAGAGTGGGCTGCTGTAACATCTGAAAGGTTATCTAAATTACTTGGGTTTAAAGGTAAACTCCATTCGTGTGGAGGTAAATTAAACTCAACACCATCTGTTGTAAGCTTTCCTTCAGATTGAGGGTATTCTTTTTTAAGACCTCTTACATATTTTCTATTTCTTACTTTTTCATCAATAGGTTTATCTGGTAACGGTAGATTAAAGTTATTAGTAAAGTTGTCAGGACGTAAAGGTTGAAACGCTGGCACTTGAACAAGAGTTGGTACACCGTTTATTAATACAGTTGTAGTTGTTGTTGGGGCTTGGAAACTTGATTTAACTGATTTACTAATATTTCTATTTGTGTTAGATGGTCCGACACCCATTATTGTGTCCTCGCTTTGCTCTGTAATGCTTTATCATTTAAAGATCTTTCAAGGTCATTAGCTAAAGACTTACCATCAAAAGAAGACCCTTTAGGTATAATGATTTCTACTTTTACTCCACCATAATTAATTACACTACCAGAAGCTGATCCAGACATGCTTCTAAACAAATTTGGAAATATAGAGGTTAATCTAGAAAAGAAACCACCTCCGCTATCAGAATCTGAGCTTCTAACCGTATTTACAACAGAATTACCAGAAGATGTGTTTAGTCCAAGCTTTTTAGAAGTATTCCACCAAGCATCCCAATCGGTTCCTTGGTTTGACATTTCATAACCAATCATTGCATTTTTTAATGGATCATAAAGAATATCATTACTAGAAAGACCAAACTTCTTTCTACGAGCTGGCCCTAAGTCTCCAAGCATATTAATTTGAAATAAACCGTATGATAAATCTCCAGTACTTGCATCTGGGTTTAACTCACCAGGTTTTCTTGCAGACTCTTGTCCAATAACTCTCATAGCTGTTCCAATTTGGCTTCCTTTAAAACCAACATGGGCTAATATTTCTTTAACTTTTGCAGAATTCATTCTTCCTTCAGAATCTAAATCTTTATTAGACCATTCAGGGTGTGGGTGTTGGTGGACGTAACCGCCTTCGTGTCTAGCTCCTGCCATACGTAAATCATTATTAGAAACAACATACCCAGAAGCATTTGGAATAAATAACTCAGGACCAGCTTCTCCTACAAGATAAGCATTTTTAGAATTAGCAGAGCCGCCTTTAGCTCTAGGCGCTATGCTATCAGTAACACCCGCAAGCACTGCTGGTAGAGTAGCAAACCCAAGCAAGGCATTTAATCTTGCTAAACTTTCAGCAAGAACTCCTGCAGCTTCATTAGCTTTTGATAATCCATATGTTTCAGCTCTAGCTGTTGATTGAACCATGCCCATATCAGCAGCAGCACGGTTTGAGGCGCTAAGCATTCCTTCTGTAGTAAATCCAAGTTTTAATAAATTTGATTTAGTGCTTACATCGTAAGCTGAAGCTCCGCCAGACATTGCTTTTGCTATTAAAATTGAAGCAATAATGTTACGAGCTAGTGAGTCGTCGCCAATAAGTTGATTTAATAAAGAATCAAGTGATCGACCTGGAAGTAAGCCACGTTGTATATCTTCTTTAGTTATAGGACTACTACCTATTTTTTGACTATTTATTCTGTTCCAAATTTGATCTGCTATTGTTCTAGGATCTTTTGGTCTTCCAGTTTCTGGGTCTGTAACAGAAAGGCCCATCATTCTTGCTCTATTTTGGTTTGAAGGTTGCATAATCGAATTAAATAAAGATGTTGCTGTTTTTTCAAAACCAGCTCCTGGAACTAGATTTGACATAGCTCCAGCACCTTGTAAAAAGGAACTAGCGTTTACATCACCCATAATGCCAAAGTTACTTCTGTAAGATAACTGGCCAATACCAGCGTACACATCCATTGGGTTAGTTATTGTTGAGTTTCGTGCTATCTCTCTTGTGAATTGGCTAGCCGCGTTGTATCGTCCTGTAAGGCCAGTTCCGTCAACATCTCTAGCAGGCATAGTCATTCCAAACAAGCCAGGTTGACCTTGCGCACCTGGTGAAAACATTCCGGCTAACCTAGTATTTGAATAATTAACAAAGTTAGCCTGAGTAGCGCCCGGCATTAAAGACATCGCTCCAGCAAGGCCTGAGACAGCTAACCCAGTAAATGAAGGTCTTCCGTTTTGGCTACCACCATTTGCAAATGGCGGATTAACTACATTTTGCGCTCCGTATGGTGGCACGCCTGCGCCACCATCAGTTTGAGTTAAATTAGTAAAGGTAGGCTTAGGCATAACAGTGTTAGAGCTGTTAACAATTGCTCCACCACTGCCCCCTCCACCAACGTCTTGTAGGCCAGCTTTAACTGCGTTAGCAATTAAACGTCCTAAATCATTGACGTTTGCCATGTCACCTCCTACTTACGCTTTGCTCGGTCTAACCAATTAAATCTATCTCTTCTAGATAGTCCTCGTATATCTGACAAAGACCATCCAGTAAATATTCTGGACAATACCTCGTATTGATCCATTAAATCTCTATAGTTGTTTTCACTATACTCGAAACAAGTCGGCCAGGTTCAACGGAAGACTCATCTTTTCTCCGCATGCCTCACAGACCTTTTTCACCTCCCCAAGGCGTGGACCTGGAAGGTTGTTCATTATGTTATTTAATAGAGTTTCTCTATCAATAATTCCTAGTTTAAGTACAGTAGAAGCTCCAGCAGATGGAGTACCGTTTATAGATAGTAGGCATCCTGCAATAATAATTGTGTTTAATTCAGCAGTAGTCTTATCCAAGTTCTCCATAATCTTTCTTTGTAAAGCACCATTTGGAAGAGTGATTACGGCAATCTTTTCATCTTTAAGCTCTACGGTCCAAGTTCTTCCATTAGACTCATCAAACTCTTTTATTGGAACGTCATCTACTAAATGAATAGACACATCTTTTGTGTCATTACAGCTTCCACAAGTTACGTTTAAATTAATTGTTTCTCCAAACGTTACTCGTCTAATACCAAGAAGAATAGCGTCTCTATCTCCAGACACTAAAGAGTCTAAATCTTCTTTAGTTACTGAGGTATCTCCTAAAGATACAAGTCCTCTTTGTAGTATGACATTTAATGCTTTTCCAGAAGATCCGGCTTTAGATATAGCCTCTTCGTCTACACCATTTAATTCTCTAACTTCAGCTATTTTAATTACTTCTCCTGTTTTATTAAGAAACCCAGTAACTAAAGATACTTCGTTTTTGGCAGGGGCCCGCGTGTTAATAACAGAGGCGGGCTCCTCCATAGCTTTACTTGCAAATCTTGATACCAATTCTGCATCGGTTATGATCTGAGGTTGTGTCACCTTTTATACTCCTTATATATTAATTAGATTACTTTATTGGGGTAAAGTCGTTCTTTACAAAGAATGCTGACAAGCCCTCATGGACTAGCGTCATATTCTCAAATAAGATTTCCCCAGCTCCTGCGTTTAAGTCAGAATAGTTTAATGAACTAATCCAAGCGTTATGTACTTTAAATCCAACACGAGGAACATCGTCTACAGCATTTAATGCGGTTACAGAGTTTCCTGCGTTTGGGTGATCTAACACGTATAGATTTACATCTACACGGAAGCTCTTGTTAGGGCCTGTAGCTAAACCATTTCCAGCAGCTGCTGCAAATAGACCACGTACCCAAGTCATTGCTTGATCATTTCCGTACATAACACCTCTTTGGAAACTGACTGGTGAAAATGTAGTCATTCCAGGAATTTGATGTACGGTTGTGTTGTATCCGCCTTCACGGTATGTGAGGGCTTGAATGTTTGTAGATAAACCAGCTACAGATGTAAAACCACCAAACCAACCGGTTGATTTACCGGATACTGGTGGCGTTTTTGAAGCTGAGGCGCTAGTGATACGACTATCAAACGCACCCCCATCAACTGCATTGAACTCCGCATAGAAGCGAAAGCTTCTAATTGGGTCAGTAGCAATGCTGGAGAATCTATTGATTATGCTTTCAGTCATTGGTTGTTTTCTCCTTACGCCGTAGTGACGGTGGTTCCGCCATCATACTGACCAATTTTAATGATTACGAACTCAGCTGGTCGCTGTAATGCTACACCAATCTCTATATTAACTTCTCCGTTATCAATAGAAGTTTGTGAGTTTGTAGTTGCGTCACACTTAACAAAGAAAGCTGCATCTGGTGAAGAACCGGCTAACCCGCCTTGTCCCCAGAACTGTGTTAAGAATGAAGCACAAGTATTAGTAATTTGACGCCACAATCTAGAGTCGTTTGGCTCAAAGACTGCAAACTTAGTTAAGTCACTTAATGATTTGCTTAAGTAAATTAAAGTTCTACGAACTGGAATGTATTTGTCAACATAACCTGGCTTTAAGGTTTTAGCACCCATTACAACGATACCAGCGCCTGGTATTGCTCTAATAGCATTAACTGGTGCTGCGGCTGAGTTTAAACTATCTAATTCAGAATTAGATAATGGGTTAACTCCAGTAGACCCAGCAATACGAGCGCTTAATCCCGCTGGAGCTTTAAATACACCTCGTGAAGCATCAGTTGAAGCGTATAAACCAGCAACTGCAGCTCCTACGTTACCTGAAGTTGACGCATTTGCAATAATTGGATCTGGTATTCCAATATTTGGATAGTAAACAGCTGCGTAAGAGCTAGATGTGTAAGATGCTGCTCTAGTTAATTGATTTGCAACTGTATCGTTTAATCCATCAATAATTAAGAAACCATCTTTTCTTTCTTCGCAATACTGGATTAAAGTATTTACAGTAGAGGCATCTACATATCCTGGAGCATTAAACAATAAAGAAGATTGAATTAAATCAAACTCTTCAAAAGAAGCTAATACGTTAGCTCCAGTTATTGCAGATCCATTTAAACCACCAGTTAATGGTTGATTAGTAATAACAGCTGGGTTTTTAGTAGCTCCTGTACTTGAAGAAGCAGAATCAATTAAAAGAAGATAATTTGATTTGCTGTTAATAAAGTTAGGCGCGTATCTAGCATCTGGATATGACATAGTTAAATCTGTATATCTTTCAACAATATTAACAGGGTCTGTGCCACCAAAGTAAACTGTTAAATCAAAAAGCCCTGTAGTTGATGAGTTAGATACACTTATGTTTATGCTATTACCCCAAGTTCCACTGTTTTTAGCATTAACTACCATTGTGTCATCTGGAGTTGACGCTCTATCTAATAAAGTTCTAGCAGCCGGGGCAGCGCCAGATCCAATAGTTCTATTTACATAGCAAGCTCCTCCACCATTTTGGAAGAATAGATTTACTGCTATATGTAGGTTTAAATTGCTTGAATTCTCTAAATAAGTTCCATAGAGATTTACAAACTGAGTCCAAGACGTTATTAATGTTGGAACGCCTGGACCTCTAACGGCACTTCCAACAAACGCAGCTATAGTGTTTGCGTTTGGTCCAACTACTGATTGGACTGGGTTTAGCGTTTCTTCAACGTATACACCCGGACGTAGGTATGTCATTTTGTCTCCTTTTCGTTATACCTGGATAGTTGTAGTGATCGGAGTTAGGTCGGTAGGGATATGAGTCGGGTTTGTGTTGATGTTTACCTGCTCTACTCGTCTAGATATCTCCTCAGCATAGTTTGGAGGCATCTCAGACACGATGAGTAAGGTAAACACTGTTCTAAATAAACGACGACCATCTTCAATGGTGTCTTTCTTTTTAATTTCTTCTAAAAACATATGACGCCATACACTGTCAGTTTCTGTTTCATTAGATACTAATATGTAACCAAACTTTCCTGGAAAATCTTGTAAAAACTGATGTGTTATTTCCCTTTCATGGCGTGGATGTCGAGAATATGCAGTTACTTGATATATTAAATCGTATGCAACTGGAAAATGGTATTTATAGCTTGTTATTGAGTCCCCAGTGGTTGTTCCAGCAAAATCATTATCATATAAATAACCATAAGCCTGACGTTGGTCATCAGGTTCAATTCCTATTAAATCAATAGTCATAAATGGAAAAGTCTGTTGCCTTAACTCAACGTCTGGGTAGCCAAACCATACCGGCACAGTTCGAGTTGCATTCTTTTCATCTGTTACTTCAAAACTTTGTAAGTAAGATTTTAATGCCGTGTCTTCGGCAATCATCATTTTTAAAGTCATAGCGCTAGCAGAGCTCCTAACGGATTTTCATTTATTTCTCTATGAACAATGTCTGTAGCTTTTCTTTCTAAATTCCTTTTAAAGTGTCTAATTACAGAGGAAGGAGGCTGGTTTTGATTTCCATATTCTACAAGCTCAACCTCATCAGATAGCGACTCTGGGTAGTGCACATCTATTACTTTTCCGGTTACTCTCACAGATAAAACATCAATCAAATGCTCAGGCCAGCCTTGAGTAGAGGCTAAGGCTTTAAGCTCAATAGTTAATTCGTCTTCAATAGACGTAGATACGGTGGAAGTAAAGTTATTTGCGTTTTCCACGTTTTAGCGCTTTCCTAAATCCATATACCGCCACTGCAGCTGCTAAGACTCTTGCGCCCGTAGATTTACCACCTTGTTGTGCCGCTCGGATCATTGCATCCATAAAGTCATCCGATGACGGTCCATCAACCCGATTAGAGGGCATAGCAAGTCTCCTTCTGGAGTGGCAAAGTAAAGCGCATTTGTCTTACCGTAGAAACCGCATGGCTTCTACATACACAGGATAAAGCAAAAGGCCCCCTTGCGGGGGCCTAAAGACTAATCTTTCTTTGACTTCTTTTCTTTCTTTTCTTTTACTTTTTCTTTCTTACCATAGAAGACTTCTTCTTATTTGCAGGAGCACCCTTCTTTGCAGCAAACTTCTTGTTCGCTGCCTTCAGAGTCTTCATCCCGTGCTTGTCTTTTGGACGACCACAACCGCAAGTCGCGCACATTACTTCTTCTTTTTCTTCTTGGCTTTACAATTTTTGCAAGTACAATTCTTACCTTTGGTGCATTTAGAAGTATTTGCTGCTGGAGCCTTTTTTGCAACCTTTTTAATGTTTCCCATACAGCCGCAAGTAGCGCACATTATTTCTTCTTCTTTCCACGTAGGGCAGCAAAATCAGAGCCCTCTAACTTGCCGTCTTTGTCTACATCTAACTTCTTTTGCTTAGACGACATGCCTTTTGAAGCAGACTTCTTAGCAGCTTTCTTCTTAGGTCCTTTGCCAAATCCTGGTTGACCTTTCTTTTTACCACAGCCACACATTGCGCACATAGTTACTTTCCTGTTCTCTTGTATCGGATAGTTGCTTTTGGTTTTCTAACGATTCCACCTTTTTTACGGCGAACCTTTGCTCCACCTGTATCGTACTTACTTCCGGTTAGAGCAATACTGACTGCCTTAGTAGGTTGTTTACCCACTGATTGACCAATTCGTTTTTTAGCCATTGTAACCTTTCTAAACTTGTGCGTAACTTAAAAACTGAGCGTCATTAACCATTTCATCAGGCATTACCTGTTGCATATCAACTGTAACAATAGTATATCTTTCAGAAACAATACCGGCGTTCTGAACTTTAAATGGACGGTATACCTGTCCTTTCCAGATCACACGGTCTCGTGTAGTTGCGTCTGTTGATGCAATAATTCCAGGGTTCATGCGCTCTAAGTCGTCTACGTTCATTGTTAGATGTAAAGTATCAGTATTGTAGAAACCGCGATCACTTTGTAAGACTTGACCTTGTGTAATAGTAGCTCTAATTACTGGAACTTTAACTGGAGATTTCCATACACGACCAGCTCCTACAGCCTCAACATCATAAAGAGAATCTTTTGTAGAAACGTCAGGCCTGTACACCCACCAGTCTGCCACAGTACCAGCAGGATTAGTTAAGTCTGAGGTAATACCATCACTAATTGAATCTAATTCAAAATCAGAATCAAAACGACCACCAGGGGTGTACCCACGCATTAAATCTCCTCAGCAGTATAGAACTCTAGGTTACGCTTTAATCTTTCATCTGTGGGGTTGAGCTCAATTGCTTTTTTACCGTACTCTAAAGCTTTGTTTCTATTACCTAAATGGTATTGGCTTAGCGCAGCAAAGTCGTATGGGTTTGGCCCCCAAGCAAACTCTTCACATAAATAGTCTAAAGGTTTTTCTTTAATACTTAACGCGGCTTCAGCCATCTTAAGACAAGAACCCCAAATCTCTTCTTTGTAATAAAGTTCCGACAACTCTACTAAAGCTTCTCTTCTTGTTGGGTCTTCATTATGCGCTTTTAGTAACCACTCTTCTTTTACCGTAAAATTATCATCCATTTTTGCTATGTACCTCATAGAAGCGGCTCGTTCAGGTTTCCATACAGCTGTTTGTAAACTTAAATGCCTTTTAAACTCTTTTGTTGATTCTTCGTATTGACCATAGAAATATAGCTCTCTTGCATAATAAAATGCATTTCTATCATTAAATGGGTTTTCTATAGTAGACACCTTTAGTAAAGGAAGGTACTGACTTCTAGGTTTTGAGTTATCAGCTTTATGATGTATTTCTAGCTCAGTCCACTCTTGGGTTTCTACAAAACCATGTGCGGGCGCTACTACTTCATGCACTGGATGCTTCCAAATATAACCAAATCTAGTATGTATCTTTTCTCCACTAAACTGAAGTCCCGGACTTCCATCTTGATTAAAGTTCCAAGTAAACTTGTATCTTGGTCTTGTAATATTTAACTTAAATACTTTTTCTAACTCCGGTCTCCAACCATCTACCAATAGCTCATCCATGTCCAAAGCAATACAATAATCAATATCATTAGGTAAAACGGCTAAAGATACGTTTCTAGCAACATCAAATCGCCATGGGTTTATAAAAGATTTAACTACAACTATTCCTAAGGATTCTGCAATTTCAACTGTTTTGTCTGTAGAACCTGTATCTAGTATTAAATGATAATCTGCATCTTTTGAAGACTCATACCAACGTTTAACAAATTGCTCTTCATTTAGAGCTATGGTGTATACGGCTATCTTCACGCCGTAAAGTCTATCAGGCTATTCTTCTAAGGATGCTAACTCTTCGTTAGCCGCAGATGGGCTTACGTGGTCGTACCCAATGATTTCATTTGTTTCGCTATCACGAACCTCAAATACCTCGACGCCACTTGGCTCTACTCTAATACTTGTTTTTATTACTGACATTATGAGAACCTTCCCCAGAAAGCCGTTTGACCGGCGGTTGGTGTTATTGTTGTTGGTAGGTCAGATTGAGATGATGCAAAAGAACGAAGTATTGGGTTTAAGCTAACCATAGAAACTGGGATTAAACCCGCACCAGCTAAGTAAGCGTTTCCAGGAGTACCACCTACAACAATGATACCTAGGGCGTATCTAAGACCACGTTGAATAGTGTAAGCGGATGGAAAGCCTCCGGTAGTATTAAATGATCTAGTGTAAAGAGTATTTACTGCACTAAAAATAGTAGTGTCGTTTGCGGTACGTGCTACCAGTGTTAGCTGACCTGTTGTTTCATTTACTGTGTACAAACCAAATCTAATTAGAGATGCACCTGTCGTTACGACACCAGCTGAAGACACGCTAATATTGCTTACGTTTACTGTGTTCATATGAGTAAAGTATGTAAAATATGCAGTTCCAGATGTAATAAGAGCGTTACCAGTAGAGTATCTTGGAGTTACATCTACCGCATCGATTCCGTATCCAAGGTTATCTTCTAAGTTTTCTGTTACCACATAGTGTTCATCAAGCGTTGTTTTTAAAGCATTTACGTCTAAGGCAACTGTTTGTGTTGGGCTATCGTATGTAATTGGTGAAGTTGCTACTGCTATCCCAGCGGGTCCAGTAGGGCCAGTTGGTCCGGTTGGACCTGTATCACCTATGTCGCCTTGAGGACCTGTTGGTCCAACTGCGCTTGTACGAACAAGACGCCAAGCAGTTCCAGTCCATTGGTATGTTTGACCTAAATAAGAGTACGTCTGACCACTCGTCGGTGAACTTGGAAAATCAATAGGCATTTATATCTCCTTAAATGCTATTCAAAGACTTATGGGTGATTGTACCAACCATACTAGCGTGAGATGCGCAAATGTATCTGTAACCATTGGTTGCTGCTGTCACAGGAACATTCCAATATAAAGTTCCACTTACTTTACTTTGAGCATCTGCGTTAGTAGTGACAGTTCCAGAAGTAGTTACATGTATAAGGCCAGTAGTAATATCTGTAAAACCAGAACCTGTGTCTTCTTGTAGTTTAAATGGGTGGCTAGCTTCAGATAAGTTAAAAGCAATAGTTGCCCCACCAAGAACAAAGATTGTTGGGTCATCCCCAGAGTAATGACTATTAAACTGATATGCAGTTGTTCCGTTGGCAGTTACCACTAATCTTGCTATAGCAGAATAAGCAACTTCATCAATAGTTATTGATGCTGATGTCGCATCTGTAGTTCCGCTAAATGTTGTAGAGCCCGCTGAACCTGTAGGTCCAGTCGCACCTGTAGGTCCCGTTGGACCTGTTACTGTGCTTGCTGCGCCAGTTTCTCCTGTAGGACCAGTTGGTCCGGTAGGGCCGGTAGGACCTACAACCGTTGAGTCCGCACCTGTAGGGCCTGTTGCTCCAGTGGGTCCAGTCGGACCAGTTGGACCAGGCACTGTGCTATCTGCACCGGTAGCCCCAGTTGGTCCAGTAACTGAAGGACCTGTTGGTCCAGTTGCTCCTGTTGGCCCTGTAGGGCCAGTTGAGCCGACTGCTGTTGAGTCTAAACCAGCAGGGCCAGTTGCGCCTGTAGGACCGGTAGGGCCTGTAGCTCCTGTAGGTCCAGTACTTCCTGTAGGGCCAGTAGGGCCGCCAGGGTCGCCTTGAGGACCAGTAGGGCCTGTAGGACCACCAGCAGGGCCAGTAGGGCCAGTAGGGCCGGTTGCTCCACCAAATTCTGATGTTCCAACCTCTACCCAAAAAGAATCATAATAAACATATACTGCGCCATTTTCTGTATCAAACCAAGTGTCACCCTCTAATGGTGAACTTGGTGGTACTGAGGCGTTTGGTGCAAATGTTCCACGAGAGCCAGTAGCGCCAGTTGGACCCGTAGCTCCTTGTGCACCTGTTGGGCCTTGTAAAGTTCCTACTTCATCCCATTGACTATTTACATCATCCCAAACCCAAAGAATTCCATCTATTGTGTAACCATCTCCTGGACTACCAGTTGGGTGAGCAGCGACTAAAGCCGCATAAGTAGCGTAAGTTCCAAGAACATTTATACCTGTACCTTGCGGTCCAGTTGGTCCAAGAGAGCCGGTTGGCCCAGTAGGTCCAGTAGGTCCGGTTGGACCCTCCACACCTTGAATACCTTGAGGTCCTGTTGGACCTAAAGGACCAGTTGGACCCTGAGGTCCGGTTGCACCTCTTGGGATTGTAAAGTTAAAGATTGCATTTGTAGGAGAACCACTGTTAGTTATGATTACGCTAGTGCCAGGATTACCTGTGTTAACAGAGCCTAAACCAAGAGTTGAGGTAGGACCAGTAGGCCCAGTTACACCTGAAGAGTATGGAAGGGCGTTCCAAGCGGAAGTTCCATTACCTATTTTAAATCTACCAGTATCGTATTCGTACCCAGCTTCTCCTTGAGAAAGCGTAGGGTTAGCTGTGGTCCACTCTGAAGCAAGGCCGCGTCTAAATTGAACTTTAACTGCCATTAGTCGTTTACCCCTCCACAATCAACTGGGTCTAACCCACCGTATTCACTAGTTGGCGTTCCAGCATCTACGTTTTGAAACAATGGACCTTGTGCTCCAGTTGGACCAGTTACTCCTTGAGAGCCCGTAGGCCCAGTAGGTCCCTGAGTTCCTTGTGGACCGGTTGGTCCTGTAGGACCGACAACTTGTGTGGTTTTAATTAACCAAACACTGCCATCCCAATACCATGTATGGGTGCCAACAGTAAACTCTTCATTTAGTGCTGGACTATTTGGAAAGTCTATTGGCATCGTAATCCTTTAAACAACTAAGGGGAGGAAAGTCCTCCCCTTAATTATAAGCCCATTATTTAGTTAACGTAGCCGAAGGTACGTTGCTCTTCAGGATATGGCCTTAAGTAGGTTAGAGTTGGCATGTAATGACCGTTTCTATCCTTACCACCAAATCCAAATCTTCTGTTTATAAGAATTACTGGCGCTTGTCCAGGAATATCAAAAACTTGCCAGGCTTCAAATAAACTTTGATCTGGGTATTCTGGCTCTAAACAATAGAAGTTTGAGTAGTACCACTCATCGCTTTTACCAATAAGTGCTGAGTTCCAAACTCGGTATTGTTTCCAAGAAGAAGATCCTCCGGAAAGATCCCAGTTTGTTTCTCTCTGTATATTTCCAAACTCCGCAAGGTTGAATGCTTTACCAGTATTAGTCTTGTTGTTAGTAATACGAGCACGGATATCTGCGTTACGCCATGATCCATTCCAACGACCTGAAAGGTTAGTTGCTTTGATGTAGAAGTTCCAGAATTGGTTCTCTTGGTCATCAGTAACAGCAGCAAACTGAATACGAGAGTCATCTTTCATATTAGTTGGAGTTGTTTTTGCTGCATGTGCAATCTGCTCATCATCTGATAATGCAACTTCGTATAGAAGGAACTGTTCAATAGCACCTTCCCAATGGTTTCCTGGGGTTGCGTCATGCCCTAAGTGTAAGGTGGAGAAAGAGCCACCAGGAGCAGCGTTTGAGCCTGAAGCTGTTGTTACTACAGCTGCACCATTAATTGAATAAAACAATTTAATATTAGTTTTACTCATTGTAAAGCCAACCCATAGGTAATCACCTGGGTTTAGATTTACACCGCTTGCGTTAATAGTTCCACCAGAAGCAGCTAAGCTTAAAGTAGTTGTAGACTTTGAGTAAGTAAGTGTTGCTGTACTAACTCCGGTCATTGCAAATATAGTAGTAATAGGTGCGCCAGTTTGACCACCAGAACCTACTCTTGTCCAGAAATTACCTGAAATAGGTACTGGCAATTCAATTGAGCTACCGTGTCCTAAAGTTAAGTTATAAGTTAATTGTCCGGCACCATAAGTATAAGTTGTGGTTGTACTGTTTTCGTCATTAAAATCAAGGGCTGTACGAGTTGAGTTAATTAACTCTGCCTGTGACCAGTAGACCTCAACACCATTTTGAGTTACAGTACCATCACCAACAACAAGTACAACTTTTCTAAAGTTAGAGCCGGCAAATGTGCTAGTAACATTAATACGTTTTGTTACGTTTGCGTCTAACGAAATGTTACCGCTATCTGCTGTGTCAAGTACGGTAGTTCCACCGGCGTCAGTTCCTAAAATACGGATAGACACTGTTGTAGCTACGTTAGATGTTACATAAACTGAAGCTGATGTAGAGAACGCAGAGCCTAAGTTAATAACATCAGATGTTAAAAGGCCTTGAACTGAGGTTGTTAGAAAACGTGCTGAGTAGTAACCAGATACTCCGCGCTTACCTTGAGTAACCCAGAATGAACCACCAGAGGCTGTCCAGTATGAACCGTTACGGAAAGCTCCGTTTTGCAGATAATCGGTGCGGCTAAGCATGGTAACAACACCAGCGTTAAATTTACATGGAAGCATGTTCACACGGGTTGCTGTAGTGGCTTGTGCTTGTCGGTAAAACTCTACCGGGTACACCCGCATAGTGTTATTTAGGGTACCTTGAGACATTAGTTACTCTCCTCTTCTTTAGGGTACTTCTCTTTAACTGCTTTAATTCTAGCGTCAATTTCTTTAATTGGCTTGTCATTTCCTTGACGAGCATCATAAAGGGCTGCTAGTTGGTCTGCAGCTGACGGGTACTCCAGAATTCTATCGTTTATAATCATTTGACCTTTTATTGCTTCTTTTGCTGCTTTTTGGTCTTCAGTCTCTTCAATGTTATAAACTGTAACTGTGATCTCTGGGTCTGTTGGTTCGCCTTGGAATCCGTATTCACTAGTAACGTTTAGCTCAACGTTCTCTGGTGTTTCTACGTCTTCTGGCTTTTCGCTGTAGATTACTTCTAAAACAGGAGCCTCTACTACCTCAGGGGCTGGCACAATTGGTGCATCTAATTCATTGTTAATATCTTCTGACATATTTCCTCCTATTTAATTCCGTATATAGCAACCCAAGATTGCGGGTGCAAATACCCAGATTCAGCTTGAATCCAAATTCTATGAATAGGCCTTGAATTTCTGTTTGAGTCACCTTCGTTAGCTTGGTTCCAACCATAACCATAAGATTGGTAGCCTATCTCTTCTTGGGTTCTCCAACCTATCCAGTGATGTACGTTTTGTTCTCTACTATAGCCAGGTATATGAATTTCGGTATAGCCTGAGTTGTAGTTATCAGGGCTATAATATCTACCTATGTAATACCTATCAGCGTTATCTACGTTTTGAGTAGACGTACCCGTGTAAGCCCAACGACTATAATGTCCAGTGTTACCGCTTCCACTATAGTTATTAAAGCGCATAGAAACCCAGTTAGGGTAAGTACCGCGTTCTCCATAAAACTCACCTTTAATTACTAATGTTCTATAAGTTTGTGGAATAAAGTTAAACTCCAACTGATGCATGTTATGGCCATCATTAGTTCCGTTTGCTAATCTGTAACCAGCACGGTTGTCAGTATCTAACTTCATACTATTTTTTGGATCCCACATAGCTAACAATACGTAATCTTTAGCCTGCCAAGCAAATTGTTTTTCATACGCTTGTTGTTGAGTTTCAGGATACTTTGGGTCAAGACTTTGCCATGAGTAGTCACCATCTTGGCTTGAGTTCTTTACCAATACATCCCAACGTTTACCGCCGTGCTTTATTGGATCTGGATTAAACGTATTAGCCATGTTATGCGACCTCCGCGCCAAATAGATTAAAGTTAATTTCACCAGAGTCTGCCGCTACATACAATTTATCTCCAGCTGACAAGGTGATTCCTTGTCCAAGTGTACGGCTTTGACGAGGGGATACCTGCTCATCAAATGCAATAAAGTGGTCTAGTGATAGGTTTTCAAATGATGTTCCAGATGGAAGAATTGCAATTCTGTATGGAGAGTTAATTTTTCCTGCATTTGTTACAACAATAGAAGAAACCATTGTTGAAGTCGAGGCTGGAACTGTGTATAGAAGTGTTTGAGGGCCAGCAAATGAACGGCCTGTATATGACTTATTTACATCTCCCAAGAAGCCATTACGACGCTTATCAAATGGAGCAAGATATGTCATGTCCGGAACATCTGGGTTAAATGGAGCCTCAGCATACTCTCTGTAACGGCCAAAATATAAATCATCAAACATATGATAGATATTATCTGCTGATGTTTTATAGAAAGCAAAACTTACATATGAAGTACGACCATCTGTAGTCATTGTAGTAAATATTCTTTGCCATTTATTAGTACCACCAGTATTAGCGTAATCTGCAGAGAAATCAAGATCATTGCCAGTAACATATCTGTAATCTTCATCCCATTGATGAATACGGAAACGGTAGGTAGATGCTGTGTTAGAACTCCAACGCATTAAACTAAATCCATAGTTGTATTGCTGCTGAGCAGATACTGGAACTAGATCCTCTGGATATGGGCAAAGCGTAGTTTGGTTTACGCCTCTAAATGGATCCCATCCGGTATACAAAGCAACAGCACGAGAGTCATCAGCTGAAAATTGTGCACATATATCACTTCCCCAAGTATTTGGGTAAATAGCAGGCTCACTAGTTGAGCTGTTTAGTAACGCCTCACTTAAATAATATCTAATGTATGGAGTTGAGTTTCTTGAGTCAGTCGTCATTTTCCAACCTTCAATTGAACGTTGTTCAAAAGACGGGTTCTTAACGTAGTTAATGATTTCAGGAGGACGAGCTGCAGAAGGTCTTACCTGTGCTAATGATTTATAATTAAATGCCATGTTAGCTTATCTCCGCTCCAAATAGTTTGAAGTTTACTTCTCCGCTATCTGCGGCTACATACAACTTATCTCCAGCAGAAAGAGTCATTCCTTGAATCAAAGTTTGACTATTTTGAGGCTTTAACATCTCATCAAATCTTAAAAAGTGCTTTAAGGAAAGGTCATTAAGAGTTTCTCCAGATTTAATTAACGCGACTCTTTGTGGAGTTACTATTTTTCCAACATTAGTAGAAATCAAACTTGAAACAGTAGTTTGAGTTGCGTTAGGAGTTGTATATAACAAAGATAATGGACCAGCATAAGAACGGCCTGTATATGAATTTCCAGGATCTCCTAAATATCCGTTGCGACGCTTATCAAATGGATAAAGATATGTACAATCAATTGACCCATCTAAGCTAAATGGAGCTTCTGCGTACTCTTTGTACTCACCAAAGTAAATATCAGTAATGTAAGGAGATGCGCCGTTTCCGTTAGTAGTTTGAATACTTATGCTAACCCACATACAATCTTGCTGCAGTTCAATAGTAGAAAAGTATCTTTCAAACTTTGATGCGCCACCGTTCCACGCACCGTTGTTACCAGGGTTGTGGTTCCAATCGTTCCAAGTAATCCAACGCTTATCTCCATCATACTGGTACAAACGATACTGTATGTTGTTTGTACTTGAAGTTACCGGCATTTGACTCCAAGCAATATTATATTGTTTATAAGGATTTACTGGAATTAAATTATGAGGTTGGTTTGCTGTATTGCTAGTTCGATGGGACATATCATATGGCTCTGACATGTAAATTCCCATTGAAATATCAGCTTCTGAAGTCCAACGAAGAACGTTTTTGCTACCCCAAGTTGCTGGGTAAGACTGTGGCTCACCACTAACAGTGTCTAGAAGTTGCTCTACCGGATAAATGTTTTGATACCAATGGTATCGTCGGTCAGATGCCCATGTATACCAATTATCAAGACCACGCTCAGTAAATGATGGATTTTTAATCCAGTTAAACACTTCAGTCTTTTTAGCCGCAGTTGGACGGACTGAGCCTAACATCTTATATACTTGAGGCATTATTTACCCTTTTCTTCCGAAGTAACTATATCACACAGATTCTTGTTCATGGGTTATAACGCCGCCATCATGAATGGGTGAGCAAATGTTACGTTATCTACATAATCTTTTCTAGTAGCGTGTGAGGCTGCGGTTGGAAGCGCATTTGTAATTGAAACAAATGGAGCGCTTGCACTAGTTGAAGCTGCAAGGGTTGTAACCTCTGTAGCTCCAGCTTTAAAGGCATCAAAAGTAACACCAGCAAAGTTAATTGTTCCACCAGTTGGGCGTGTATCTAACTCTGAGAATAGTTTCCACTTACCATCAGTATTATCTTTAGCAAGGCCTGCGTACTTTGGACGATATACGTTTGTAGCGTTTGCAGCACCTGATAAACCGGTTAAAGTAGTATCAGCAGTTGTTAAGTTAACTGTAATAGATGATGTTCCAACAGCTGCTACGGCATACGTACCATTAAAGGTTCCGTTTACGCCAGTAATAACTACAGAGTCGTTTACACGGAACTTCTCTTCAGGGAGAACTCCACCTGGGTAAGTAAGTGCAAATGTTGCTAAGTTACTCGATACAGAAACTGCTGTAACTGTCGCAGTTGGGTCAATTGTTGTTACAAGTGCATATTCTGCAACTAAACCAAGCTCAAAGTTATTCTGTGGATTATCGGCACCTACGAAGATAAGCGGGTCAGTAACAGACAAGTTAGCGGTGCTAACAGTTGTACCAGAACCACCGAATGAAATGGTACCTTGGATGTAGACGTCACCTTGAATACCTACACCACCAACAACGGTTAATGCACCAGTAGTTGGGCTAATAGAAGCGGTTGGAATCTCAATGTGTATGTTTAAGTCTGGCGTAATAACCATTTGAGTGTTATCAGAAGACAGACCGCCAGCAGCAAATACAATTTTGTTTTCAGTTCCGCGACCACCAGTTGCGAATACTAAATTACCGCTACCTGTAGTTCCTTGTGGTGCATCCATAAAGATGTAACCATCGTTACCACCTGTAATTGTAAACTCTGGATCAGCAAAGTTCTCTGAAGTAATACCCATATCAATATAACCAGAGAAGTCATCACCATTGTTTGCATATGCAATAAAGTCAGATGAAGAGTTAGGATCTGTACCAATGTTTTGTACTACTAATTGAGCATAGTCATCTGCGTCAGCGACAAACACAGCCATTGGATTAGTAAATCCAGGAACTTGAGAAGCAGTTCCTGAAGCAACTACTGTGTTAGCTACTAGAGATCCAGTGCTTGAATACGTAAATGTTGTAGCAGTAGGTACATCTATAACTTCAATTTCACCATCAAATGTTGCATCACCAATTGCTACAGTAACTAGCATAAATGGAGCAAAGTTGTGCGCTGCTGTTGTAGTTAAGGTAGCAACGTTAGATGCATCTCTTGATTTAAAGCTAACAGTCTTTACGTTTGTACCAACGTTTTCTGCTTGCTCTGGTGCGTCAGCTCCTACAAATAGGGCGTCACGAGCAATAATTCCACCAGACTCAACGCTTAGGTCACCCGCCATAAACATATCACCTTGTACACCAACGCCTCCAACAATTGTTAGGGCACCGGTAGATGGTGAAGTGGATGGAGTAGCAATCTCAATATGTACATTTTGATCTGGCATAATAGTTACTTGTTCATTACCAGAAGAAAAACCACCAGCAGCAAATACGATAGCATTTCGTTCTCCGCCATCACCAGTTGCTAGAACTAAATCACCATTTCCATATCCTTGCACCGCTTGACCAGATAAGCCTGAGGCTGCAGCAATGTTTGCATTTGTTTTTGCATAGGTAAATGTTGTTGTTGTTGGGGTTCCAGTAATAGTGTAGGTTCCGTTATAAGCAGACGCTAAACCAGTAATAACAACTGGTAACCCAGATTTAAATCCATGAGCTGCGCTTGTAGTAAGGGTTACTACGTTTGAATTAAGTACTGAGTTTGTTACTGTTCTAGTTTTAGATGGGACACCCTGTACAAAGATATAACCATCGTTTGGACCAGTAATTCCAAAAGTCTCGGAATCAAACATGCTGTTGGCGATACCTACATCAATAAAGCCTTCGTCATTGTTTCCTTGGTCACTGTAAACAATTATGTCAGCTGAAGACTCAGTTCCTTGTCCTTCATTTTTATAAGCAATTTGAGTATAGTTAGTTGAAGTGTCAACAAATACCGCAGTTGCATCGGTTAAACCAGCATCTGTTTCAAACTCTTCTGCTGAATCGGCAACAGTAGCTGAGTCGCTTACATAAAGTTTGTTTACCTCATAGCCCCAGAATGGATCTGTACCATCAGTTCCAAGAATCTTTCCAGCATTACCAACTTGACCAGGTAAGTAATCTGCTCCTTGAGCAAATAAATCCCACTTAGTAGAATCAGCGGCAATACTTGCGCCTGAAGTAAAGTCCTGGTTTGCAATGTAAGTGTCAACACCGTCAAATGCTAAATCTCCAGTTAAATAAGGAGTGCTAGCTGTAAAGTCTCCAGTAACACGTATACCACCATTAAAAGCTTGCCACTTTGCTTCAGCAAGATCTGCAGAAAACGTTCCAGATGATATGTGCGCTAGTAAAGCTATATAAGTTTTACCGCCACGATTTACAACGTCATTTGGGTAGTACTGAGTTGTGCCAGCCCATTCACTTCTATAAGATATACCACCACTAAATGCTTGCCAATAGGTTGTATTTGTAGGTACGTTTCCTGTTGTTTCTAAAATACATGTAAAAGTGTTTGCGCCGTAAGCTACAACATCTCCAGGAACATAATTAGTTCCGTTATTGTAAACACCAGATGCAGCAATACCATCAACAAACTTATCCCAATAAGTTGTATTAGTTGGTAAGTTACCCGCACCATCAACTTTAGCAATATAAGCTTTTCCGCCGTATTTTACAACGTCATTCTTTTGATAAGTTGTAGAACCGTTGTAAGAACCTTCGTATTGAATACCATCAACAAACTGTGACCAGTATGTAGCATTTGGTGGAGTAATGTTTACGCTGTTTGCAATAGCAATATAAACTTTACCACCATGCGCAACACCATCACCAACTTGATAGCTAGTTCCTGAAACATATGGTCCTTCAAAGTTAATGCCTCTTAGCATTAATGACCAGTAAGCTACATCAGTTGGTAGGTTACCAGCAGCTGAAATTACGGAAATGTAAACGTATACGTTACCGCCATACTTTACAACATCGTTAACTTCATATGTAGTTGAGTTGTTATACTCACCGGCAAAAAAGAAACGCAGTTTGCCTAAATCAATAAGTTGCGGCATTACCTAACCTCCGTAAGCAGGTGAGACTTGTTGGAACTATTCCACTGAAAAGATAAATCACGTTTTGTCCAAACCCACTGTTTATAATCATTTGAACTAACAGATGTTTCAGTAGGTAGAGTCACAGGTGATCCGTCATTTATCTCTTCTACTGTAAGTTTAGCAGTAATAGGGTTATATTTGAACCCGTAAAAGGTCTGATCGCTAACATCATTTATATTAAAAGTATCGACATTTCCCACTAAATCATTGGCACCTGGCTCGGGCTTAGCAAATCCTGGCATTTACTCTCCTATACGATTTCTTCTTGCAAGATACCGTTTACATAAAACGCTAGATCGGTGTTTCCTGCAACCTTTAGTACATCTGTAGGTTTCATTGAAAATCTAAACGTTTCATATGTATTGTATCCAGAAATAGATAAGTTGTAAGCAAGAAAACAATCAGTTAAAGTTGAACTATCTACCCATATAGAAAAGTTAGCTGTAGTAGCAGATTTATTAGTTACTATTACTGAAGCAAGAGGATAGTAAACTCCTCCTACTTGTAAAGTAGAAACTGATAACAAAGTAACAGCTCCTGATTGATACGTAGAATCAGTAGTTAAGACCGTGCTTGCTAAAGGTTCAATTATTGCCATGCTAGACTCCTAACCACCATGAGGTTGCAATATTTCCACTGCTACCTCCACCGTCAAGACCTCGAGGTCCTGTTGGACCAGTTGGTCCCGTAACACCTTGAATACCTTGAGAACCTGTAGGTCCAAGTAAACCTGTAGGTCCTGTAGGTCCTAGTGGTCCTGTAGGACCAACTTGAGATGCACCAACTTCAACCCAGTACCCATCATAATAAACGAAAGCGGAACCGGTATTGGGGTTAAACCAAGAATCTCCTTGAGATCCTGTCGGCGCAGTAGTTGATGTGTATGTCCAAGCACCTGTTGGTCCTGTTGGCCCTGTAGATCCTGTTGGACCAACAATTTGTCCAACATCATCCCAAAGTGCTCCATCCCAAATCCATAAATGACCACCATCATCAAGCACAATGTACGCATCACCTATGTTTGCGCTTCCAGGTAAGTTTGTAAATGAAGCTACCGAACCAATTATTTGTACACCAGCGCCTGTTGCACCTGTTGGACCTGTTGGGCCTGTAGCGCCAACTTCTCCAGTTGCACCAGTTGGACCTGTTGCTCCAGTGTCACCAGTTAAACCAGTTGTACCGGTAGGTCCTGTTGGCCCTTGAATGTTTCCAACGTTAAGCCACTGTGCACCATCCCAAACATAAAGATCACCAGAAACTAAGTAGGCATCACCAATATCTCCTGTTGGATGCGCTGCAACTAACGCTGCGTAATTTACATAAGAACCGAGAATACTAAGCCCAGCACCTTGTGCACCGGTCGGTCCAGTAGGTCCAATAGAACCAGCATAATAAGGTTCCCAAGATGAAGTGCCTGGTGGATAACCTTGATTTCCTGGGTTACTTACTCTTATAAATAGTTGTCCTGGAGTTCCATAAGGATTTCCATCAGTGCTTACAATATCTCCAACAGCATATTCTCCAGCATTGCTGTATTCACCAACATAATTAGGAAATGTTCCTGCAGCTCCTGTTGGTCCGGTAGGGCCAGTCTCTCCTTGTAAACCTGTAGCACCAGTAGCACCAGTTGGTCCTGTTGCTCCATTTAATCCAGGCTCACCTGTTGCACCAGTTGGTCCAGTTGGTCCAGCTATAGTAGAAGCGGCACCTGTCGGTCCTGTTGGACCAGTCGCACCTAGTGGACCAGTAGGTCCTTGTATATTTCCTACATTTAACCAAGAACTTGTATTAGAAGCCCAAACATATAAGTCAGATAAAATTAAATAACCATCACCAGGATTACCAGTTGGATGTGCAGCAATTAATTCTGCATACGTAGTATAAGAACCAAGTATCTGTACACCAGTTCCTTGTGGACCAGTGTCACCTTTTGTTCCTTGTGGACCTGTTGAACCAATTGGTCCTGTTGGTCCAGTAGGACCTTGTAAACCAACTCCACCCTCATCACCTTTGTAACCACGAGGACCAGTTGCACCAGTTGGTCCTGTAGCTCCGGTTGGTCCCGTAGATCCTTGTGGTCCTGTTACACCTTGTGGACCTGTAGGTCCTGCAGGACCAGTTGCTCCAGTTGCTCCAGGGTTACCTTGTGGTCCAGTAACACTAGCTCCTGGAACATTTACATAAACCGATGGCGGCGGAGTTACAATAATCTCATTAGTCATTTATTATTGAGATATTTCTCGCTCAGTAAATACTTGACCTTTCATATATGTTTGGACAAGCGTTGGGTCTGCAGTAGTTGTAGCTTGTAAATCCCAGAATCCACGAACAGGTAAGTACTTAGTTTGAGTTGCTGTTAATTTAAGTTTAATCTTTCCTGCAGCTGCATCAGTTTTTGTTATATCAAACTCAGCCCATAAAGATGGTGAGCTTGGATAGGTTCTAACCTGAGCTTTAAATGTGTAAGTAGTAACATCAAATGGAAAATCAAATATACCTTCCCAAGTATCTCCCTGGTATATAACAATGTCATAAATTGGAATATTAGAAATAATAGGGGTTCGACCGGTCATATCAGTTGCTATGTAAACTCTTTCTGGGCGACGTGAGTCATCAATTTCTTGAGGTATGTATATAGGAATAAGTTTGTTAGTTGTACGGCTAACTCGACGTAGTTGTCCAACTTCAATGCGCCATAGGCCAATGTTTAAAGCAGAACATAGAGCTTTGTACTGTTCCATACGTTGTTCAATTAATGATATTAATTGGTGGTAGCGCTCAGAACGGGGAATAGTAACTCCGTCTGGAGCAAATATGTTGATATCGTAGGCTGCATCGGTAGACAAGGCCCATAAAGCTTCAACAGTAGAAAGAATAGTAAGTGGGTACTCTTCTACGGGTGGAAGAAGGGCAACTGTCATTTGGCGACCAAAGCCATCGGTTCTATTAAAAGTATGCTGCTCAACAGCAATGTTTACAAAGTTTGTAATGTCAGCATCACTAAAGTATCTAAATACGTTTCCTACTACTGAGATATTAGCGTTGAGAGCTGGAGGGTTCGTAAAGTGAACAACGCCAAAGTTTGCCTCTATTGTGTATCCAGAAGGTTGAGCTATTGGAGTTCCATTTACAGTAACTAATAGAGTTGAGGTATCTACAGGCTTCACGCCAAGAGTAAATGACTTTGTGCTTCCGTCACCAATAAAGGTTTTAGTAAACTGACGGGGTTGGTCGTTTAACTCTGTGCGGACTTTAGCCACTAAATCAGCAATAACAGCCACATTTACTCCTCAACATTCAACTATCTAATGATGACAAGATGTTGCCAAAAAGTCAGCCTATAAAACGAAAACAGCGGGCTTTTTGCCCGCTGCTCCGCTAAGATTAACTTTTAAAGAACGTTTGCTAGATAACCCTTTTCTTTTAAGTGCGCAGCAACTTCTTTAGTTACTGAGTACTTTTGACCAGCTTTAAAGCTGTAGGTGTTACCTGCTCCAAAAGTCATAGATTCGATAGTGTCAACAGTTCTAATAACTACAGTCTCTTCACCATCTTTTGCTAATCTCTTAACTTCGTCTACCACTACGGTGACTGGGCGATTTGGTTTTGTAGCATCTAAGACTTCTGTTTCTAATTTAATTTGAGCTTCAGCAGTAGCCATTGACATTTCATTGGCTCTATTTTGCTGTTCTTCAATAAACTGCTCAGCGAGAGCTTCTCTTTGACGACCAGTAAAGTCGTTTGGTTTTGATTGTCTTGCCATTTATTTCCTCCGGTTTAATGACTGGGTGTTTGTGTTGGGCGGGAAGTTTCAAGGCTTCCCGCCTCAACTATCTTACATATTAAATTGTTATTAGTTAGTTTCTGCAATAACAACAGCTTGATCAGTGATTAGACCAAGACCGAAGATTGAGTACCAAGCTAATGCATGCTCACGACCAAAGTCTAGAATACCGCCATCACGGAGTTCTACTGGAAGTGAAATTGCGTGACCGAATGCGTTATCTCCAATGAAGATAGCGTCATAACGATCTGATCCACCGTTACCTGTGAATTCAGCTGGTGAAATGTATCCACCACCTGCGGTAACTGTTGGAGTTACAGCTGTATCAGTTGTGTATGAAGTACCAGCTCCGCCAACAACCTTGCGAACTTGTGTTGTCTCGATGAATACTGTGTCGTATAGACGACCAATTTCACCAAGCATAAAGTTACCAGGTGCAGCGTATTTAGTTACTTCAATAAACTCAGCAGTATCGCGTAGTTTACGGCTTTGATGTGGGTGCACGAAAGCAACATAAGTCTCACCCAAACGTGGGATGTTCTTAGTTGATAGTGTCTCTGCTGCGTCCTTAACAGTACGTGGTGTCAAGTTAAACGCACCTGTCATAGAAGCACGGTTTGTTCCATTTGTACCTGAAGCGTACTGGTTAAATGTACCAGTTCCGTTGGTAATGGTTTGCATTGTTGTGCGGTCTTCACCATAAATGGTTGAAGTTGCAGAGTACAGTGTGTCACGGCTCAACTTATCTAGATAAAGAGCCATGTTACGTCCTAGAAGACGTGAAGCTGATGCCATTACATCATCAAATGATGCATTTAACAAAAGCTCAGAAACCGCAAGAGCATATCCATGCTCTGATACGGTAATGCTAAACTGTTGTGCAGTTAGCGCATTAGTTTGCATACGAACACCTTCGACTAGCGCTGTTGCGAAGCCTAAGTTGTTGTAACGCATGAAGTTAATTTGTAAACCAGGAGCAACACCAAGTTCAGTCTTCTTGACTGCAAATTGCTCGAAGCGAAGGATAGGCATAGCCTGGAAAAGGATTTCCTTTGACCAGATTGTCTGGATCGCTTGAGTTAACTGTGTGTTGGTACCTGAGTAGGCTGTAGGGGCCGCGGCAAGATTGCCTGTACCCGTAATACCAGATGCCATTTAGTTATTTCTCCTTATTTGGAATTGGGGGTTTTTAATTACCCGAACAGTCCCTTTGAACGCCCTTGAGCCTGTGGGCTCAACAAACGTTGGCGGTACTTAGCGTATTCGTTCATCGGCATAGCTGAAATTTCTTCAGCTGTTAACGTTCTTTGCTCCGAGTTAGTTTCCAACGGTCCGGCTGACGGAGACGTAATTCTTGTTCCCGTCATTTCTTTCCGAGCATTCTGCATTGCAGATTGCGCAGAGTCTAGAATTCGTGCAGAGCGTTCCTTCAAACCTTCGATGCTTGCTTCAACCTCTTCTTTGGTATTACCACTTACTAGGTCTAGCAATTCGGGAATGATAGTTTCGCGCTCTTCGTCTAATCGAGTTTGTCGATAAGACTGTAGATCAGCGAAGTTTCTTTCACGTTCCAGAAGAGCGAAGGCGCGTTCACGTTCTTGACGCTCACGCTCCAACTGCTCTTGCCAATCTGCTTCTTTCTTTTGAAGCAATTGGCGAACATCCATGTCGGCTTCTAAAGCTTCTTGTTCTAAAGCTGCTTTTTTAGCTTCCTCTTCAGCTACGCGTAAAGCTTCTGCTTCACGGTCTTTCTTTAAAGAGTCTAGTTCTTCTTTTAGTTTCTCTATTTGAGGATAAAGTTTTTCTTTTTCTTGGCTACGAACTTTAGCCAAGTCATCCTCTGTATAAAACTTAGAAGAGTTCTTAGGAGTTGGTGCGTCAGCGACAAGTGTCTCTGAAACTGCACTTTCAACAACTGGAACTACTCCTGCTTCGGCTGCAAAAGCCTCGGCACTTGCTGATGTTGTTTCCATAGGTATCCTTTACATTCTCTGGGTCTTTATCCGATATGTGAGCACAAATGACCAAACGGTGTTTATATTCTTACGGTTTTACACCTTTTTGTCAGTGTAAACGATTACCTTTGATAATCTTCAGGTACCTTTCTCTGTGGTAGCACTGTTCCGTAAGCTTCGGTTACTAACTTGTTTCTTAAGTCAGCCTCACCCATGTCTGCTTGCATTAGGGCGTCATCAATTTGAGCAATAGGCTGTCCAGCCATTGCTTCTCCATTTGGACCGGCAACCGCGGTTGCTGGTGTAAATCCTTTACCATCTGGGGATGGTGTGGTTCCGGTCAAATCTGCAATTTCTTGTTCAATTTGAGTTTGTAATAGTTTTAACGCACCATCAGCCGTTGCATCGTCTAATAGCTCTTGTCTAATCTCATTAAGTTTATCTGTTGGGAATTCCTCACCTAAAGTACGCAATGCGCCTTCTTTAGACTCTAACCCAAGTGAAAGCATAGACTGAACCTCATTAAGAGCAATTAACTTGTCTAAAGGTAGAGGTTGTGGAAACTGAACATATGTACGATAAGTTAAAGGGTCATTTGGATCTAGTCGATCTATCTGACCTTTCTTTAACTTAGGGTTAATTGTTGGGTTCCAAACAAGCATTTCTGGTTCTTTTACTGCAAGACTTAAAATAATAAGTTCGTTAATGCGTTCTAATCCACGAGCGTACTGAACAATCTTTTGATGATAACGATTCATCAAAGGTTGAAACTGAATAGCTAGCGCTACACCTGATGTATTTGAAATAGGTTGAGCTTGTCCTAAGGCTGTTTCAGGAACACCAATCATTTCATGCATTGACTTTTTAAGAGTAGCTAAGAAATCCATAGCACCTTTTAGACCCTGACCGCCACCTTCTAAGTTTTCAACTCTAGCGTCTTTAGGCAGACCACCCCATACTTTGTTAGCACCTTTTTCTAGTTGTGATGCTTTCGCTCCAATGATGACAGTAACCGGCGCGGCATGGTAATTAACAATATCAGCAATGTCAGTAGCAGTTTCATTGTAAGAGCGGTTAAGAGAAATAATGTCATGGCAATCACTAAGGCCCCAAGGAGAACCACTGACACGCACATTTGGAATATGAACAATGGGAATAGTGCCAAGCGGATTAGGGCGGGAATCGATAAGCTCATCATTAATGTACTCCTCAATAATGTCATCAGTTAAGATTTCTGTATAAGTAAATACTTGACGAGTACCTTCAAGAGAAGTGCCCCAAAATCGATATTTAAGTTTAAAACGAATAAGGCGTTCACGATCGTGTGGATGAAACTCTGGAAAACAAAAAGAAGAATTAAGAGGAAGAATACGTACACGGCCAGAGTGTTGACGGCCAGATGGATCAACCCAAGCTTCTTCATAAGCAATCTTTACAAAACAGTCACCAGATACAGCGCCTTGTTGCCCCATTTCCCAAAGAACTGTTGCTTTATTGTTATCTACTTCCCATACTCTTTCAAGTAAGTCTGGAACAATTGCTTCAGTTTCTCTTGGACTTCTAAATCCTACACCCTTACTAAAAGTAAAGTTAATAACAAAGTCTGTAAATGCACGATAATAATTAAATGCCATTTGAGACTCACCAACTTGGCGTCGATAAGAATAGTGATGACCTAGGTACATAGCCCAGTTTAAAGAATAGCGGTTTAAACGAGGACCATGGACTTCAAACTCTTCGTCTGCTAACTCCACCAAACCAAGTGGTGAAATAGAAATAGTTAAATCAGATGAGGCTGCTCTATACGAAGGTGGTGAGAAGTCTATAGATGCCATCTAGTAATTCCTCTCATTCAAAAACACTGTCAAATCCTACCACTTAATGTGGCTATTTTGATTTAGTTACTGGCTTAGTGACTTTTTTCTTAACGTCTCTAACGATGCTTTTTTTACTTTCTTTTTCTTTCTTTTCTTTAGCCTCTTCGGCAACATCTCTATTTCGTGGATCAATATCTTTTTTAGATGCAACGAACTTGCCACCCATTTGTGAGTAGTGTGTGCGAACCCAGTGTGCTGCTGCTGGAGATGGATATTTAGAAAACTTAGACCTAGCTTGTACAGTAACCATATTCCAAAGTCGAGGATTGGCAGGGTACTCTTGACCCTCGTCCTCTTTTACTTCTTTACCTTTAATTAATGCCATGAATATTCCTTATAAAAGGTTCTTGCCCCCGCTGTTGTTTAAATGTGCAACGCGGGGGTAAGAGACTTTTAGTAAATTAGTCCTGTACGACTGATGGGTTTGAACGAGCTTGACGAGATCCATCACGGAATTCTCTTTCAAACTTGTTGTCACCGTGATCAGCAAAACCACCTTTTGAGAAGTCACCTAACATTGCAGGTGCTTCTACCCATGCTGCAGAACCTACGTGAGCACGCTCACGCATTGTTTCTTCAGCTGGTTTTGTGTGTACAGCTTTGTTACGGTTTGGACGGCCTGCTGCAGGTTCATAACCTTGCATCGCACCAGTTTCAAACTCTTGAGGGACATCTGTATCTGTTGCTACACCCTCTTCAAAACGCAATGGTCCACGTTGTCCTGGGACAGCGCCTGCCATTTTACGATCGTATACGTTGCCAACACGCTCAGGAAGCTGAGGTGCTGGACCGATTGTTGATTCAGCCATTAATGACTCCTTATAAATTGAGATTGAGGACCTCAAGTACAGTGTTCTAGTTTTTCCCCCAAATGTCAGTATAAAGTATACTTTATTTATAAAATGGAGATGACGTAACCTCAACACTAGGCATTGTCATATCCATAGTTAAAACTACTGCTATAGCTAGGCTATCTGCATAATCATCATGAGCATGTGCCTCTTCTGGGGCATGGGCTAAAAAGTTAGGCCCCTGAAACTTAGTTTCAAGATCCGCCATCTGTTGGTAAAACCGCTTCCAAGTTCTTAACCTTCTAGTCTTAGCGTGAGCGGGCCACCCAATCATTTTTCTATCAATTAAAGCTTTTAAATGTTTCCACCTTTTTGATTGTGCGGATTGACTACTCTCTAGAGCGTGTACTTCAGATCCCGGTAATAGAAGTTTTAATCTTTGAGCTACGGCATCACCTACACCATTAGCGTCTACACCTACAGATAGAACATCGTAATTACTTAAAAAAGTAGTAATTTGAAAATACTGATCTTCCCAATCATCTCCTTGTATCTCTAACCAGTTTAAAACTCTATGATCAAAATAGCCAAACTCATCAGGCCTATCCCAGTCTACCCAAAGAACTGTTACTACTGTTGAGTCTATTTTTCTAGCAGGATCTATACCAACTACAACTGGGGAACGGTGCCAGGCTTTTACTACTTCTTGCGAGGTGTCACCTAGCTCATCTAATATAGATGATGTAATAAACATACCTCGTTCAAGAAGCCACTTACAGTTGTAAGACATCTGAAACTCATCAGAGTCCTCCCCAATACGAAGCATCTCTTTTCTTATAAACTTACCGTAGTTTTCATTTACTTTAGCTACGTCTCGCCAATCCCATTCAAAATGGTTTTGTCTAGTTCCCCTACTAGTCTGTCTACGTTTGTTTAATTGAATAGACCTGTAAAAGTTGTTTTTGCTAGTAGTTGGGGTTCCGGTTTTAACCATAGTTCCTGAGTAGTATGCAAGCATAGGAGATATAGATTTAGATACAACAAAGTCGTCTGCTTCTTGGCACTCGTCAATAACTACTAAATGAAAAGACTTGGATTCAATCTTTGCGCGAGGGTTAGCTGTCATCATCATTAAAGTAGAACCAGAGTTCTTAAGTTTAATTTGTCGTGTAACTCCAGGGACTTTTCCTAAAGAGTCATCAATCTCTGGGTCACCTAAAATCTCTAATGCCCGTTCACTAGTAAGTCTACTAATTGTTCTACCAAATAGTGTTTCTACTTGCCCCTCAACTGGAGCAAACATACCAACCCATAATCCATCTTTAAACTTACCTAATAAATCTGGGTACATCTTTGCAAGTCGTGGTAGCAAAACCATTAATGTTGCAACAGTATTAGCAATAGTTTCAGATTTACCAGACTGACGAGCTGCAAGAGCAGTAACTTCTTCACCGTCATTAATAATTATAGATTCCATTATACGTCTAGATAAAGGTTCTTGATATGAGTGTAGTTCATGCCCAACTAATGCTGTCATAAATGTTACGCATCGGTCTACTAGTTTTTTGACAAACTCTTTAGAAAGCTCGTCGAGTTCATCTACCTCTTCTTCTTCTAAAAAAGGTACTTCATCTTCTAGTAGCTCATCTTCTTCATAAAATACTTGTTCTGACATACGTTCCTAGTCTAGATTAAAACGGAAAGCCTGGGTATTCAACCCAGGCTGGCCGCTGCCACACGGGAGAGAAGGAAGAGAGGCAAGTAAAGTATAGTACATAAAGTTTAAAACCTATAAAGTGGTTGTCTTCCTCTTATGAATTTCATAAACAACTGCATGCAAAACCTCTGCTCCGTCTAAAGCTTCATTTAAATAGACTTTTTCACTTGATTTTGCAAATCTAGAAAGATTACGATTTATCTCAGTAAGTGCCTGGTCTAGCCACATCTCTAGGTCTGCTGTAGGTATTTTAGAAACTCTTTTTGCTACTTTATTTGAAAAAGGTCTTTCTTGTGGTTTTCTCTTAAAAAGATTCATCGTAGCTTCCTTTATCTGGAGTCCATGCAGTTCTAGCCCGCAATGCCTTTTTCATTAATAAATCTATATCTTCATCTGTTAATAATTTAGGGTCTGCAACAGTTTTAAATAAAATACCTAAGTAAATGCTTTTGTTTGTGTAGGGCATTCTAAAGACAAGACATTTACCACTTCTGTATGGCATTTCAGTTTCTTGGGTTGTGCCCTTTTCAATTATTGGTAAAAACTTCTTATGCCAGTATTTAAGAGTTCCGCCGTATAGTGATCCAAATGTTACCAAGAGTTATTCCATCTCCTTAGAAAGGGTTTCCATAAACCCTTTAACTTTCTGTATTCTAGCGGATATTGTTGCTTGATGGTTTAACTGAACCCTATATGAGCGCTCCATGCTCTTAACCTCAGCAGGTCCCATGTCGTTCCATATGTCTAATCCAGAAGACTTTAGGTATTTACCGGTTGAATCGCTATTCTTTAGCCCATTCCACATATCCTCAGACACGCCTCGGTATTCCCACCAAGTGTTGTCTCTAAACACAACAGTTAGAGTTTTTGAGTCTCTTTCATATCCAATAGATAAAGCCCTAGGGCGTTTAAAGTTACTGGTTGGAGCATCAAGGGCTTCTACATCTTTTGGTTGAATAACCTCGTAGTCACCAGAATCTCTTTCTGTATTATCTTGTATTTCATTCCTAAAGCCATCTATATCGGCTTTAGTTGGTGGTGCAGAGTCTGCCATTGATACCTTGGTAGGCAGATCTGCTACGCGCTCGCTCATACGCATAGCTAAATTTAAAATACGGTTTTCGTTATCTAACCGTTGAGAGACCTTCTTTACAGAAGCTCTTTTGTTTTTATTATAATTCTTGGCCACTTGTGTCTCCGCAAGTATGATCTTTAGTTTGAGTACTTAATACCCTTTCAAGGCATGTCCCACAGACTAACACCCGTACTTCAGAGAAGTTATTTTGCGCAGTTGCCCCTTTAGGAAAGTTACTACCATCTTCTGAAAACTCTGGTTCGTAATCTGATACAGATCTAATTTCATCAAATAGTTCTTGAGGAAATGGGCCTTTAGGTTCTGTTGCTGTTGAAGGAACCGGGTGAGGCTGGATAGCCTTCACCCGGATAAGCTTCATTATTCTTCCTCTGCTACTTTAGTTTCCTCTTTTGGCTCTTTCTTTGCAGACTTCTTTGGTGTTGCTTCACGTAATGGGAAGTCACCCCGAGCAGCACGATCTCTTAGCCATGTAGGTAAACAAGTAGCACAGTAATCAACTGGATTTACTCCAGGATCAGCGCATGTATAGTCCGCTTTATTTTTACAGTTAACACAGGTCATTTAATTATTATTTCTTTTTTGCTTTCTTTGCTGCTTCGGCAGATAATTTCTTTCCAGCCTCTTTAGCAACAGTTTCAGCAATTCTGCCAAATGCAGGATCTTTTTTATTTAACCAACGAAGCGCTGTTGGGATAATGGATGCCCATAGAGCATTGGCTACTAGTAACCATTCTCCTGAACCAAATTCAAGTGGACTGGCAATTCCGCTTGTTTGAGTAACAATCATTACTGCACCAATTACCTGACCAAGCAGGTTTCGTACATATGATTCTATTGCGGCTTTATTCATTGTTTCTCCTTAGAGTTGTATTACTGAGAATATTCAGTCATAACAGCAGGTGACTTAGGGGTATCTGTCATCTTTTTAGTTGCAGCACCCATAACATCCATACCTGCTTTAAAAGCCATTCCTTGTACAACGCGTTTGCCAACTTTAGATCGAGCAGCACGAGTAGTAGTAGCTAGGAGGCGTGGTCCAACAACTCGGGCAGCGGCTCCAACTGCAGCAGCAATAGGAAAAGGCATGGTTATAGTGTGGCAAGGTCTGACTTAAATGTCAGCCTAATCTACCGATTCTTTAATATGTTGGTTGAAGCTGCCGCGTAATTCGGCTATATTTTCTTTAACTTCTGTAATGTCGACCCTTAACCAACCAATTTCTTTTTGTATCTGATTGATGGTGTCCTTGATACTAGAGCCTCCATTGGGCTTCAGCTCTGATAGCTCATTCTTTCGTATGTCGGCTATTTCTTTACGTAAGAACGCTCGGGCTATCCAACTTATAATCCCAAAAGCAATAACTAAAAGTCCTATAAGATAGGTAACAATCTGTAATGTCTCTGCAGTAAACATTTAGTCTCCATTAAGTGTTTAATTCGTATATTAGTATTTGTTTTCCGTATATGAGACACGAATCTATAAAGTATACGCTTAATTCAATGTTTTATGTCAGGTTAAACTAAATTAATTGTAATTGAACTTGACACATAGTGTATCTCTAGTGTTGTCTAGTATATGCACCAACTGAAAAGGAGCAGAAATGCTAAATATCAGAAGGAGGTTTTCTATTATGGTGGTTGCAGCAATATTTGCTGGGCATTGCACACCAGCCATTGGGCTGGAAGCACCTATCGTAGAGAAAACCCAAGGCGAAATCGCCAAGAATCCTTTAGAGCTATACGCTCTTAAGAAAAAGCTAAATGACGATGAGTTAATTGGCTTACTGCAAGAAGTTGGGTTTAAGGGAAAGTCCCTTAAAATGGCTTATGCAGTTGCAAAAAAGGAGTCCAACGGACGCCCCAAAGCGCATAATGATAATGTAAAAACTGGAGACAACTCCTATGGTATATTTCAAATTAATATGCTTGGAGAACTTGGAGAACAACGTAGAAAAAAGTATGGTTTGTCCAGCAACCGTGATTTATTTAACCCTGTCACTAATGCACAAATTGCTTACCACATGAGTAATAAAGGTAAAGTTTGGACTGCATGGAAAGTGGCATATGGAAAAAACAATGGACCTCGGTTTGAGATGTTCTATAAGAACATCCTTACAGACGTTTGTATTGCACCGCTAACCCCGCTTAAATCGGAGAATCGAAAGGATAACTTAACTTAATGAAGACTATAGCCCCGTATTTTGATGGAACTCAGTTGTGTGCCCAGACAGATCCGGAGCTCTTCTTCCCCTCTAGTCCTGTATTGACAGTTAAACATAAGCGTTTAACTAAACCAATATGCGATGCCTGCCACTTTAAGTCAGAGTGTTTAGATTACGCTGTGACAACTAATGTGTCTGGTATTTGGGCTAATACGAGCGATAACGATAGGCGATTAATACGTAGGAAGCGTGGCTTGCCTGCACCGTCAACCGTTGGTTCACTAATAACTAAACTAGTGAGCTAAGCTTTTATAAATGCCAAAGGCCGGGAGCAATCCCGGCCTTTGTGCTTTTTGAGTGTGACTTAAGAAGCGAAGTAAGGTGCAATTGTAATTGTTGCAGTTGAAGCAACTGAACCTGCTCCTGCTGCTGTTGACTGAGTTTTAATAGTTCCAGCCTTAGCCATAACCTTTGCTGTACCTGTATCTGCGGTAGACGCAATATTATCATTGGTCTTAGCAAATGTGAAGGTGTTAGTTGCAGCTCCTGTAATAGTGTATGTACCGTTTAGTACTGTAGTAGTTAAGCCAGCAATAACAACTGATTGACCTGTGGCATAGCCATGTGCATTAGCTGTAATTGTTGCAACGTTGTCAGTTAGAGCTACGTTGCTAATTGCTGGGGTTACTGCTGAAGATGTAGTAATGTTAGCTGTTTCGTAACCAGCGTCACGAAGAGCATCAAGTGCCAAAGCTGTGGTTAGTCCAATAACGTTTGGTACGTTGATATAAGCAACACCTGAGATGTAAGCGCCATCTCCTGAAGCATTGGCTGGGAATCCAGCATAAGCAGCCTCAGCTACTGCGTGGTTTGAAAGTGTTGGGTTCAAGCGTGAGCTTGGGTATACAGTGTATCCGCCCCATCCGTAGTTCTGTGAAGCGTTTGCCGCTACAGCTACAGTTGAAGGTGCGGTTGTGTAATCTGCCGTTGTTGTACGTTCGTCGTTTGGTTGCATTGGGAAGTTGCCCCATACAAAGTCAACGAATACGTTACCAGCGGTATCAAGAAGATTACCGTTGTTATTTGTTGCCATTATTTACCTTTTCTCTAGAGTGGGTATGCGCCTGATCGGGGCGCCCTACTAGTATCTAAGAGGATTTGAGGTATGTCAGCGCTTATTAAAGGGTTTAAACAGCCTTTTTACAAAGTCTTTAATAGAGTGCCACTTGGCTTCTATTTTTCTTTCTAGTTCAGCTTCATGAGTTTCTTCATAGTGATCTGACCCAAAGTAAGGACCACTCATTTGTTTATAGTGGTGGTGAGGAGACATAATTTAATTATAATTCTTTTTGACCCATTTTAACTTTTTATAAGCTCCATAAAATGGAAAATCTTTAGGTCTATATGTAGCGTTGTTCATAGAACGCCTAACATGTTGCTGATGAGGCGTAGGCATCTCAAACTCACTAAACCAATTTACCCTTTGTATTGGAATAACTTGAATAAAAGGAGTTCCTTTAGGAACAATTCCGCTATAACCTTTCTTTACAAAAAAAGGCATACGACCACTAATAGTTGCTACATCTGAATCTATAATTCCAGATGGTGTGTAGTAAGGTAGCTCAAACCGATTCATTGGTTGAGTTACTAGCAAACTCCATCCAGGAGGAGCTTCCATACCCCAAATAGTTTGCCAATGAAAGTGGTTTTCCCAGTAGCCTTCTGGAACGTGAAATCCCGCCATCTTTTCTCTTATTTGTAAAAAAGGTTTATAAGCCTCTTCTGAAACAATAATAGTACAACCTTTTTTAGTAGATATAATTTCTATATCGCATGGAAGCGGAAATAAATAACCTGAGGTCATGGCATCAAAAAAAGGTATACATGATTTAAACCCGATTGGTATTGTATGACCCTGCTCATGAATTTTAACAAGATCTTCATTTTTTACTTTATGGGTAAAGAAGTCTGCTTCTCTGTACCATTGAGGCATTGAACTAGCCGCGGGTACTGGTTTTGAAGAGTCGTCAGTTAAACATATTTCTTGATCAGCGATGAACTTTATAGTTACATCCATTTTTTAATAATCTTTTCTTCTAATATTCTTTTCGTGGTACCTATCGGTGTAATCAAACATTGTTACGGCAGAATACTTAATGCCACCAGATACCGGCATAGCCCTATGGCGATATATGTAGTTTGATGGGAATAAGAAATGGTCTCCTCTTTTAGGTTTTACCGTTAGATCAAACTCTTCAAACCAAAGTTCTCCACCCTCATAATCATCGTTTAAGTACAAAACAGATGAAAGAGTACATGTAAATGTAGGACCATGATCTGGATGAGTATTAAAGAACTCACCTTCCCCATATCTAACAAAGTTTATAACTTGTTGCCACTCACATCGTAACTTGTGAATCGGCTCGTAATGGTTTTTGCACTCATGAAGAATAGAGTTAACTGGGTTCCAAATAGCTGCTAAGTCTTTGTTTTTTGAGTTTATAGGCCAGCAGTCTAATTTACCTATTTTAAAATCTACACATTTTCTGTGTTGTATAAGCTCTTCTGCATCACCAACTCTTGCTCTATTCCATTTACGAAAGGGTGTACTTCCATCTAAAGACGACTCAAGCATACTTGGAATATCTAAGTCTGCAGGAATAGTGTTTTTATACAAGTATATTCCTACTGCTAGTTTTTCAAATTCGTAATTCATGTTCTGCTCCCAATTGTGTTAGTAGTTGTTTCCCTCTACTTACTTGTTATGTGACAATAAGTTTTCAGTAAAGTAAACGTCGTACGGTTCAACAGAAATATCATACACGGTTACCCCATCTTTTTCAAAAGTACGAAGAGTATCTTCCACAGGTACAAAGGTAGGAATACCATCTAAATGAGGCTCAATGTTGTCTGTATTGGCCTTTAGAGCTAATACTTCGTCATTAGTAGTTATAAATTGAGCTTGAACAAACTCATATTCATTGTTCCTTTTTACTAACACTAAATGTTCAGGCGTGTAAAACACACCGTTTATTCTTAATAACTCATAAGCTTTAAAGTTACGTATATTAGTAATATTAGTTTCTTTTATACCTTTTATAGTAAAAGTACTACTTAACCAATAATGAACATTAATTTTATCCTCATCAAGATCAATTTCTTCAACATCAATAGATATTAACTTATCTGCTATTGTCAAGTCTTGAGCAGCTTTAGCTGGACCATTTGAAGTAAATACTTTTGTAGTACCAAGCATGCAAACGATTCCACCGGGACCAAAGTATGGTCCAAAAGATGGAGGTGGAACATAGAAGTCACCAAACGAAGGACCAAACGATGGTCCAACTGGAGGAGGAGGTGGGGGAGGTGTGTACCCAGGAGATGCTCCAGAGAATGAAGGACCAGGATTGTTTGCATCAGGCGCAAAGTAAGGTGGAACGTATGGACCAACGCCGAAGTAAGGACCAGGAGGTGGGTTGCTTCCATCAAAGTAAGGTTCAATAAATTGAAAAAATGGACCAAACGAAGGGCCAAATGAAGGACCGAAGGAAGGACCTGCAGCTTGATACGTAATAGTGTTTAGTTGAATGTTTTGAGTTGGATGTACTAAGTCATCTGCTTGTGGTGTTGTAGAGGCAACATACCCGCCAGAAAACGATTGGTAGGTTGTGTCATTAGATGTAGTATTTGATTTTGTTACAGTAAACCCTAAACCAGTTAACGTAGCCGCAGCGGTGTCATAAGCTTGACCAACTACATTTGGTACTCTTTTTGCAGCAAGTCTCCAAGTACCGTCTTGTTTTACCCATAAAGCATCAACGGTTCGCCAAGTGTTCCCAACTTTGGTATAGACTTTAGCTACAGTTCGCCAAATATTGGAGATCCGATAGATTATAGACATTAAATCTCCTAAAGGTTATACGTATTTAATCCAGATATCGCCATCTATGCCGTTAGCTGATTGTGGATCAGTAGTTGCGGTTAATATATTAGTTCGTCCTTGGTTGTTTACTCCAAAGATAATTGGACCAGTTACTTCAGTCATTAAGCTACCTCGACTCCTGAAACAAGAATATTTAACACAGCCGATGTTCCGGCTTTAGCAACAATAAAGTCTCCTGCTTCTAAAACTTGACTACATTTAAAAGTAAGAGTTGAATAACCAGCAATAGTAATTTGGCAAAGTATTTCGTTGGTTTGCGCCACACTCGCTCCGGAAGGAACAAGGTTTACAGTTACTGTAGCAGCGGTGTTACTAGTATTACTAACTAGTATTTCTTTAATTACAGTTTTAACACCACTAGAGGTATAAAGTGTTGAATTTGTGGTTGCAAGCTGAGTGATGGACCCTAGTCGTCTAGGTGTGTAGGTTGCCATTTATTTCCTTTCTAACTGCCTTATAGTACCGTATAAAAGCTAATTATAGCCGTGCCAACCACGCCCAGGGTTCATATAGGAGTTAACGCTTGGGCGCTCCTCCTTGTTTATATATAAACGGCGCATCCCAAACCTAGAGTCTTTTATATTAATTAGTTTGTGTTGGGTAAGCCCTTTAAACTCTTTTAACCTACTCAAATGCTCCACCTGTTCCATTGAGCTGTGTCTGACTTTACCCCAACAACGGCGCCTTTAGCCCGAGTTAGGGCATCACGAAACTGTCTAGGATTCATTTTCTTTTCTTGAGCACGCATTTGTGCTAAAGATTGAGTAGCGTAGTCCTCTTTAGGACTTAGGCTTCTTTTGAGTTGACGCTTGTTGCCAGGTCTTTTTGCCACTACCTTCAGCCTTCTGTTTAGGTTCTTTAGGCTCTGAATACTTTACAGCCCCTAAAGTTGTTTTTATTTCGCTGATACCTTGACCTTTTAAAGATCCAGCAGAGTTAACCATTGCTTCATGAGATTTAATGTTAGAGCGCAGCTTAGTACGTTCGGAATGAGAAGTTTCTTTTCTTTTTAGTTTAGAAGCGTGTTCAGCTCCTTTTTGTCTTCTGCCTTCTTTAAGCTCTTCCATTTTGTTAGAAACCCAAGCTGAATGAAGCTCACTTTGTTGATGGTGCTCGTGCTCAGCTCTCATAAGATTTAACTTATTTTGGTAGTCTTGCTCAGACATGCCTGAACCACCTAATGTCTTTTTTGCTAAAGCACCTAAAGCTACGGCTGCTACTTTTCTGCGCATGCTTCCGCCTCCACCGGTGTGTTTAGCTTTACTGATATGTTCCCAAGTAGGCATAGATTAATTCTCTAACAATAACGGGGTTTAGTCCGTCTATTCTAACTATCTTTTAGTCTACCTAAGTTGGTTTTAGACTGTTTTATCATTTTACGTCTAGTAGCCCTATTAAATGAGGTAAAGGATGGCACCTCTGATAAAGGGGTTATATCTTTAAAGTATTGTTTCAAAAACTCAACATCTTCATCTTTTACAATTAAAGAAAACCCAGTATCAATAGGCTCTTCTGGGATAGGTGAGCCTTCAAGCTCTTCTTTAGTTACGTGTACTCTTGGGTCTTGCATAAGAGAACAATATCATAAAGAAAAGGTTACAGCCCTAAAGCATCATACTCGTCTATAGAGTCATCTATAGTTCTATCGTGCTCTTTAGCGCACTGACCACATGCTTTACACATGTTATTTACCGCAGGTTGGACAAACTTCCGATGCTTTAGCTTTCGCTGGGGCGGCCCCTGCTCCTTTAAACTTTGGACGACCAAACCCTACAATTGATATTTGTATTTTCTTTGGGTTCTTCTTGTAAGCACGAAGCTTCTTGCAGACCTCGCCACCATTTCTTTGACTACCTTTTGCATCTCCAGATGTATTACCTTCAATGCACCAAACCGTTCCGTCTTCATTGTCTTTAATAACAATACCAACATGGCTAATGCGATCTACACCATCTGCTGGAAAGTCAAAGTAAGCAATATCTCCTGGCTCTGGATCAGCAAGGTCACCATCAATCCAAGCATTTTTCTTTTTAAATGCAGCAGCACCGCCTGGAGTATAAACAGTATTTGGTACTTTTACTCCCGCTTCATTTGCACACCACATTACAAAAGATCCGCACCAAGGCTGGAAATTAGCCTTGGTAAACGCACCATACTTAGTTTCATTGTCTTTAGGACCTTCTACGGTTCCAACTTCAGCTTTTGCAACTTCAACAAGTCGCTCTGCTGTGCCTTGATTAGCCATAGTTATTCTTTATCCCAATCTGTGTCAACTGGTTGCTCAGCTGGCATTTGACCATCTGGCTTTGCTAGTCGACGGGCTTTAGCCTCATCAATCTCTGCTTCTAGTTTCTTATCAGCTTGGGTATTCTTAGCATCCATTTCTTTGTTTGCTAATTGTGCAGACATAACGTCTTTAGCACCTGACTGGCCAATGAGTAAACCAGCAAGCGTTCCTGTAATAAATGTAGCTACGCTACCCAATACGTTAAAGAACATCTTATCGTTCTCTGATTGGGCACCAATTGGTTGAGTTACAAATAAAAGACCATAGAGGATTCCTATGGAAGTTAAAAATAAGATTGATCCTAAAGTTATGCCAAGAATGAATTTTAATCTGGCGTCTAGGTCAGCTGGTGAAAGGCGTTGTTTACTCATTTGATGTTCCTTCTTTTAGTCCTGGCACTAAGTCTACAGCACAAGTACCGCTAGCGACGCAAATAGGCGCTTTACACTCTGCGTTTTCCCAATTAGCTGGGTCTTGGCATGGGTATCGATAAGTCCCATCGTATCCGCATCCTGATAATAAGAGAGTTGATAGTGCTAGAAGTAGTATTCCTTTTTTCATAGAAACTAGTTTAGTCGTCTTTTGGGTTTCGTAAAGGATAAGTAACAAGCCAAGCAACTAAAGTTCCAACAGTTGCCCATCCAACTACAGTTTTGGCACTGCCATCAAGCACAACCCAAGCAATAAACATGCCTAGCAGGGTCCATAACTGGTCCGCCATGTCTCTAAATAGGTTTTTCAAGGTTTACGTCTCCTAACGGCCTTACTATCTCCAGAAGGGGCTCCCCCTCCAGAACTTCCTCCACCTGTAGGTGTACTACCAGTTGTAGCAATACCTACAGCGTTTAGTGCAGCACCACTTGCAATGATTGCGGCAACTACCATTTTTTCAGCTTCTTCACGTTCTTCAGGGGACATGTCCGCACCTATACTTCCAAGTGCTTGTAAAGCTTGCCCTGGATCGCTAAATATTGCGCCAATTAATTCTGCAGGATTTTCTAATAAAACAAGAGCTGCGGCAACTTCTGCTGTAATTATAACTTGATTACCGTTTTCATCCTGCCTAACCTCGACAGGCGTACTTGGTGGAAGATCTGAGTATTCAAGTCCTGCTTCAGCAATTGCTTCAGCAGTAACGGCTTCACCATCTGCCGCTTCAATAAGCGCATCAGCAATTACTTCTTTTTCTTCACTAGTAAGTTCACCATCCGCTAACGCTTCCTCAACGGCTTCATCAACAGCCTCTTCTGGTGTGGTAGGCTCTGAGGATGGTTCTTCTGACTGACTTTCTTGCTCTTGGTTGTCTGACTCTTGCTGCTCTTCTTCTCCTGAGGTTTGTTCCTCTTCAGAAGTCTGATCCTCTGTTGCTTCGTCTGTTTGTTCGGAGTCTTCCTGTTGTGGTTGGTCTTCTGTGGGTTCTGATGGCTCTTCTGTATCAGTTTCAGTAGGAGTTTCTGGCTCAGTAGGTGCATCTGGCGTTACAGGATCAAACGTAATGTTTGAATAAAAAGGTGCTGGAGCTGGTATAACTCTTGCTTCTTCTATAACTGTTTTTGCAGATTCAACAGCAGCAACGGCTAACTCAACTTTGTTATCCATTACAACAATAGCGGCATCTAAAGCGCTTTCAGCATTTGTTAAGTTTGTTTGAGCTGTAACTAAAGTGTTTTGTGCAACTGTTACTACCCCTTGTTGGGTATTAATTGCTTGTTGTTTATTAGATGATGTATAAACTGTTTGTTGTTCCAGAACACCATCCTGTCTAACACCTGTCCTTGGCCCACCATATACGTTTAGATTTCCATCAATGGTTCCAGTACCAGTCCATTCACCTGTACTTGGGTTTACTGTCATATCCCATGAGATATAGGTAAGGGGACCATTGTTGTCTCCAAACCTATGAAGAGTCCAGTCAATACCTAAAGTGGTTTCGGTTGTAGTAACAACAACAGAAGCGCCAGCCCCTGCGCTCATGTAGTCAGATTGAAATATGTAAATTCCATCTTGAGTTTGGTTAGGCCAATCCCAATAAGTCCAATCAGGCCCACCAAATGAAATAGTTGCTTTGGAGCTCACGTATATTTGACTTGCATTACCTTGACCTTCAAAAACAGTATCTCCCATTTTAATATCAAATGGGGTTTGAATCTTGGTTGCAGCATCCCACATTGCGGGAAGAGTAGTAGTTGTTACCGTTGGGGTTTCTGGTGCAACTGGGGCAACATACCCATCGGTTGTGTAGTTCATGCTTCCTAATGGGGCGTTTTGAATATCAGTTAATTCTTGTTGTTCTGCGGTTAGTGTTGTCTGAGCAACAACAACAATTGCTTCTTTATCTTCAACTACTGCAATAGCATCGTTTACATCTTCAATAGCAACTTCAGCCTCTGTAATAGCAACACTAGCTGTGCTAATTGCCTCTTGCACTTCTGGTTCAGAAGAGACAGCTTCAGAAGAAGGGATTACAACAGTAGTTAATTCGGTAGATGTAGCGGTTAGGGTTTCCTGTGCAGCAGTTACAGCTTGCTCTGGAGTGACGGGTTGTACCTGTACTTGTTCTGAGCTAGAAGGAACCTCGTTTGCATAAGAATAAGACATGCCAAAGACTAGGAATAGGATGACTATTCCTCCACATAGTAGAAGTCTTCCAGTATTAAATAAGCCAGATAATGCTGCGAATATACGCAGTTTTTTCAATTACTCTCCCTGTAATTAGATACAGTTAGTATACTAAATAAGTAAATTATCTGGGTCGTAAATAGACAATGCTATTTCTTTAAGTGTCTTGTGTGCTCTTGCGTGATGACCACAAAACATTAATTGGCCGTTCATAAATGTAGCAATAACTTTAGCTGCAGCATTGCATTTGTCGCAACGGTCGTTACTAGTGAGGCTAGCGTCCTCAAGTACGATCGTGTTCATGCTATTTTCTTGCTTTCTTGTTTTCTTTAGCCCACTCTGACTCGTAATAACGAGACATTTCATCAATAGTTTCTGGAGTGGCGTACCACTCTTCTGGCCAATCTAAATAAACAGGTTTTTTATTATATTTACGATTGCTGTCGTTAGCTCTGTTTTTTGGGGCACCCATAATTAACGTTTCTTTTTGGTGGCTTTCTTCTTAGCTGTCTTTTTAACAGCTTTCTTTGCAGACTTCTTAGCAATCTTCTTAACTGCTTTCTTCTTTGTTACTTTCATTTCTCGTGATGTCCCTTCAAATATCCAACCATCGTTATCTCTATCAATTGGTAGTTTCTTTGGTCGCTTGTTCTCAATTACTACATTTACAGTAATAATAACCGCCATTAGTCCAAGAACTAGACCTACTATTAGAATACCATTTTCCATATTACTTTCCTCCTAAATACTTCTTACGTCTTTCAGAAAAAGCTGCTTGGTTTTTGGCGGCTTCTTGTACTTCTGGACGTGCGCCCGCTAATGCTTCGGGTGACTTGCGAGCAAGGTGCACTTCCCACATAAATTCTTCATCACGTTTAGATTGTGCATCTTGCTGGCGATTAATCATTATTTGTTTTTCATGTCCTTAAGCCAATGTTTTGCGTTTGCACCCATACGCATGCCTTTAGCACTAACGGGTAAATCACCTAAGCTTTCGACTTCACTTACTTTTAAATCAGGGTTTAAACCAACAATATAACCACCGCTATCCGCTTCTGACTTTGTGTGTGCAGCCTCTTGTTTCTTAGCGCGGTCAAATAGTGGGAACTGGTCATCATTCTTACGATATATAGCCATTGTGCCTCATTCTTCTTGTTAATAGTATAAGAATACTAGTATAAGTTACTGTTGGTATCTTAAGTAAGACCAAAGTCCTGTGAACTTTCGGTCTTGGGGCTTAAACCCAGCAGTTACTGCATGGTAAAGTTTAAACATATCTGGGCAAACAAGGTCTCCTTGTTGCCATTTATGCACAAGACGGTTATCTTCATCGTTGTAGACTTGATCTGTTATTTCCTGTAACAGAGTTCGATAAACATTATTTTCATCTTCTGTAGCAGGTCTTCCATCAAAAGAGGCTAACTCTATATTTTGTACTCTAATATGAGTCCTTAAGTCTGCTCTAATAGTAGGTGCTCCAGACAACCAATGTGGTCTTACTATTTTTGTATCTGTTTTATTCCCATGTCTATCTCTATTTTTAAACACACATTTATTTAAAAAGTCTTGTTTTTCAGTAGATAAAGAAGAGTATAAATAGCAAGAGTCATAGAAGTAAGTTTTACCAGCCTCTTCTGAACATTTAAATATTAAGTTGTTCCAAGTTGAAAATATAATAGGTTCTGTAAAATAAGGATGTTCAACATGCCAACCTAAACCTATTTCATCTGGTCCTTTTTCTAAATGAAACCCATTAGTAGCGTGGTCTTCAGTGTACCTATACTCTGTTTTTTCATCAGAGTTTGGATAAATGTACCCAGCATTTGTAACGGAAGAGAAGTAGTCACCTAAAGCAAATGAAAATATAGCTTGGTCTTCTTTGCTTAGGTTAGCCCCTCTAAATGCTACTACATGCTTATTTTCATACCCAGAAAAATGCAGAGGTATGCTGTCTAACATTTCTTCTAATGAAGATACGTAAATTGGTTCGGTATAGTTTGCCATGTGCTGCTCCTTTAGTTACTTTTCGTTCTCCCTTTTACCGGCACGGCGTTTGTTTTCTTTAGCCGTGTTCTTACCATGCTTCAATGCTCTTAGGTTACCTTTAGAGTCATTGTTGTGGTTGTTGTCCTTATGGTCAACATCCGTTCCTCGTGGTAGTTTTCCATTCTTTGATTCATAATCGGCCCTAGCTTTATTCTTAGATGTAGTAACCCATTTACCGCCTACCTTTTTCTTGTAGACGTAGATTGGACGACCTCCATTCGCTTTGGAACCTTTGTAAGGGCCAAACTTCTTGGTCTCTGCCATTATTGTCCTAACCTTATATACTTACAACCAACTCTTAAGTCATCTTCGTCAAGCCATTTGTCAAGATACCCTGCTTCAGAAGCGACTTCCATTACTACTTCTTTTTCTTCTTTGCTGCGTTCATATTGTCAATTAGATTTGGATATGGACGCCCTGCCGCTTTAGCTCTTGCTTTAGCTGCAGCTTTCTTCTTTGGTGATAACTTCTTATCCTTACCTGTTGGATCTTTCTTTTCCCATACTGGTTTATCTTTTGCCATTATTCAACCTTTCTAAAGTCGTGCACAGCATCTACTGTAAATCCATGCGGGCTTTCAAAATGCATTTCTCCCTTTTTAGTACCATCTTGTTGTATAACATCATCAGGTTTAATAGCAGAAACTCTATATATCTTTACAGGAGCTTTTGGGTTTACTCCAATAGGAAGTTTGGTTTTACCGTACATTGCGGCTTGTTCTGGGTCGTTAGTAGCCCAAGCAGGTCCAGTAACTAGCCTATCTCCTAAAGAAGCTCTGGTACCGTGATAAAGTTCAAACTGATTTTCACTTGGATCCATTAGCAATCCCACTTTCTAAGCGCAAGCGCCTTACGTGTTGGTTTTCCATTCTTTTCCATTGGTCCAGGCATTCCACCCATACGTGCACAAAATGATTTACGACGAGATGCTGCTTTAGGAGACTTCTTTGCTTGTTTTGCAGAAACAGGTGGTTTTAAATTATGACCTTGTGCTTTTGCACTTGCACGGCCTTTAGCGTTTAATCCGCCCTCAGGGTTCTTACCTTCTTTGCGTTGCCACGCTGGTGATTTAGCCATTAGTGTGGGTTCTCCTTATGCCAATCTTTAACAGCTTTAATACCCTGTTTAACGGTCTTAGAGCCGCCTTTTTTAGTTAAGTTAATTTTATCGTATTTACCGGCTTTTGCCTTTGCTTCGTGGTCAACAATAATGTTGCCCTTTTTGTTCTTTTTTACGGTGTGTTTTACACCTTTAACTTTAATAGTTTTAGCCATTATTTAGCAGCTTTCTTACCAGATGGAGGCCAGGTATCAAGAACTTCTCTTATTTTTCCATTTTTACCTAAGCGAACTATTTTTTTGTCTTTAATTTGAATAGGGTTAAATCCATCATGACGTATACGCTTAGACATAAGTTAGACCGTCCTCACTAGAGGTTTCTTTAACAAAACCTTTTTCTCTATCAAATAGAACATAGTCTATATCGATTACATTGAACGTTTCATAAAACATAGCAATAACAGCTTGTAAGTTAAGTCTACCGCAAGTATATAAATCAAATTGGATTAATCCAGGATCTTCTTCATCCCAGATGTGAAAAGCAATATGACTAGTTTCTATCATTACGATAGCCGTTAATCCACGATTACCTGGTTTATCAACATATGAAGCAAATGGACCTTTGATAATTTTCATATCAATGTTCTCAACAAGACGTGTTAAAAACCCAATTCCTTCTTCTTCAGAATTAATAGGATTTTTTACTCTAGCATTAACTAATAAATGCTTATGATAAAGAGTCATCGTTCTGGCGTCCTAACTGCTCGATTAATTGCATCCGATGCTTGTTCAGCAACGTTGTATCTTTGGACGCTCATTCGAGGGCCGCTATACAGACCTAAATTTATCATACGAAACTGACGATTAATAGGTTGTTTAGAGTCTTGTTTTACTCGTTTCTTATTTGCCATCTGGGTTAGGAAACTTTCCGCTATTTCCTAAAGCGATAGCTTCATCAGCATGTTGACGAAATTCAGGTGTCTCTATTTCAGTGCTTTTAAACTGGCGACCTGCAATGCCTTTTTGCACAGGACCAAAAGGAGATTTTTTAGCCATCTTCTTTACTTGTGCTTCTGTGAAGCCTATAACTTTACCCATGAATATATTATCTACTCTAGCTCTGGTTTATCGAAGGCTGAACTAGAATAGTATTCTTTATATGCAGTTGATAGTAGTGGAACAATTTGAGAGATTTTTGTTGGGTGGTGGTCTGTAAAGTGGTCTATCCAACCTTTAATATGTGCAATACGGGGCGCACAGCCGTTATTAACATCCCTCTTGCATAGACGTGCAATATCGCCTACATCGTTTTGTTCATCGGTTTGACCAAACAACCAGGTAGTGAATAGCATGGTAGAAGGGTAAGACATCTTTAAAGTAATGTCTTAATCTACTTTAATAAGATCTTTGTTACTGTTGTAGTACTCATCATGGAACTCTGGAACCACGACCTTAGAAGGAGTGTGGTGCCAGAAAGAAGACAAGGTATACCTAATGGTTTTTTTAATTTCGGTTACCCCATGTTCATGAATCTCATCTCCTGGGTGAACGGCTAACATGCCAGCTTTAGGAGTTATGTAGTGATTAAACTTTGGATAGTAAGTTTGACCCCCTTCATAATCATCATTTAAATAGATTATCACTCCATATTTACGATGTGAGTTCCAAGAGTTTTCTTCCCCTAGACCCTTCATATCATCCCAGTGTGTAGGTTGAGATAGACCTACAGGCCACCTAACTAGATCTATGCTGTCTGGAAATGTAGGTAAATCTAGATCATATTGAGATACAAGTTTTTTTCTTATTCTAGGAAATATTTCATGCCTTATTAAGGAGTAAGCAGGTTTACTTACTAAACTTAATTGAGGAAGGTGTATTACACGTCCCTGCCAGAAAGGATGAGTATTCTCTAAATTCCACTGCTCTTCAGTTATAGATATAGCAGCATTAACTAATACGTAGGTTTCATCCTTAGATAAGAAGTCCTCTACAGTGGAGGCTTTAAACTCCATGTCTACCTACAAGATGAGCAGTAGTTGTTAACCCGTATCTCTAAGGTAGTAACGCTAAATGTTCTAGCACAATGAGCACATGTCACCATTACTAGTTTATTTCTAGACTTTACAATACCTCGTAATTTTGTTAAATTCACGGCGCAAGCTTATCAGATCCCGTCCGATAGAGCAATAGGGGCTATCGTTTTAACCCTAGTCTAGTAGATATGAATTTAAAGGGAATCATTACTAAGCTCTTACCGCGCCAGGCAACCTCTACCACCAAATAGCTCTTCTTTCCAATACCAGTCCATCTATAGTACCTAAAGATGCCAGTACGTCTATTGTGCTTTTCTACTATCGCTTCGATGTCCATCCCACCATTCTAGGCTACTGCCTCACTTTTTCACACTCAATGATGGTTGTCGCCTGCCGCCCACGCGGTCGGGCGTGTCGTTTAACCCCTACCCCCTCTCACAGGTATGTCCTATCCTTTACATGAGGAGTGCTTGCGCCTATACTCTTACCATTCACCTAATCGGGTGGATATATAGGGGGTTATATATGATTACTAAGACATGCGAGTATTGCTTCACCAATACCGCTTATGTATCTAAACAAGGCATACCTGCTATGTGCGATAGTTGCATCGCTAAGAATTGGCAGGTGGCACGATGAACACCACTTTTACCATTCCACAGGTGGGAGATGTTATTACCACACAGCGCAACGGACTGACTGGAATAGTTAAAGAAGTTGTGGCTAATAGGACTGGCACTTACCGCATTAGATACCAACACCCTACACAGGGCATGCTATGGACTACCTATGACCCACGCAAGGAGGTAAAGGCATGATGACTAGAAAGGACTTTCAGGCGATTGCTTCTATCCTTAAAACACCGCTTGAGTCTATCCGCAAGGCTAAACTCTATAACGACCTAGAGGATAAAGACCGCTCTTATCGTGATTGGTTAGATGGGCGAGGCATGATGATATATGAGTTAGTAGCTGAGTTCAGTTATTACTTTGAGCAAGTAAACCCTGCTTTCGATAGAGCGCGGTTTTATAAAGAATGTGGCATTGAGCCAAACTTTAAGGTAAACTCAGACAAACTACAGGGGGTAAAGTAATGATGTTTTACAATGGCTTTAATCTGATGATAGACCTAATTATCGTGGGTCTAGCAGGATTAGCATGTAGGCACTACTGGCTCAGGGGTTATGGCGCTGGACAGTATGACCTTCAGGAACACTGGGATAATAAAGCCGATTACTGGCTGGCACAGGAGCGCGAACATGAAAACAATTAACGCCAAGAAACTCAATGACCGCATGCTCAATGAATACATGAAAGATAAAGACCGCAGGTTTTGTCAGGACTGCCGAGTTCTAACAGATGTGTTAGATATGTGGGTTCAGTATTATGTCAATGGTCTTTACGGATACACATGTAATGACTGCGCCAAGCCTAAGACTTAGCCCCCGCTAAGAAGGGGAGCGGGTCTTGACTTTTATTCACCCGCTCTTCTATTCGAGTTCCCGCGTTGCCTCCTATCGGCGCGGGAGCTTTTGTTTGTGTCGGGGTGGCTGGGTGGGGTGGGGGGCCGTGCAGCTAAGTGGCTCCAACACAAACTCCCCCCGCGCTCGGGCGTGTCGTCCGGGATTGCCAGGGCTCACAGATTCGTCCTACCCTTGAGAGTTGAGAGTGCTAGGCATATTATTAGCGCACCTACTACGAAGGGGGTTAAAATGGCTCACAACTTAGAGAGATTCGGCTCTGATGTTGCTTTTGCTACGCGGGAGATTCCCGCATGGCATGGGCTAGGGCAAGTGTTCTCAGGTGAGGTATCTACATCTGAAATGCTAAGCCTTGCACACTTAAACGGATGGAATGTTCGTTTATCTCCACTATCTACAAGCGCACCAAGCGCTAAACCTTATTTTGAGGTTATCCGCACTAATCCATCAACTAACGCCGATGAGGTATTGGCTGTAGTTGGTGACCGCTATCGTGTATTGCAGAATGAAGAATTGTTTCAATTCGGCGATGCAATTCTAGATGGTGGCGCACAATGGGAAACCGCAGGCTCAATTAAAAAGGGCACTACTGTATTCGGCTCATTACTTATCAATAGAGAATTCACCCTTGACCCACAAGGCGCAAGCGATACAACTAAAACTTATCTGCTAGTGAACTCTTCACATGATGGTTCTTGCTCCGTGCGTGCTAGTGTTACGCCTGTTAGAGTTGTTTGCCAGAATACGCTTAATCTAGCATTACGCTCTGTTAAGCAATCATTCACAATTCGCCACACCACTAACCTAACCCAGCGTGCAAGCCAAGCACGCCAAGCGCTAGGCTTAACATTCTCATACATGGATGAATTCGAGGTATTAGCGGGTCAATTATTCGAGGCTAAAGTTAGCCAAGATGACTTTCGCAAGATGTTAGATGTCGTTTATCCAATCGACATTGCTAATGCTAAGCAATCTCAGATAACCAAGCGCGATAACAAGATCGATTTCTTGATGGCGCTATGGCTAAACTCTCCTACTATGGAGACAATCAAGGGCACCGCGTGGGGCGCACTTAACGCAATCACTGAGCGTTTGGATTACTTCCGCGATTCCCGCACATCTTCAAATGGCACTGAAGGTATTCAATCCGCAGCAAGCGGTTTCGAACCAGCGATGAACGCTGAAAAAGCGCGGGTGTTAAATATCATCCGAGACAAGGTAGGTGTCTAACCTACAAAGCTTCAAAGCCTCCGCAGCCAGCGGGGGCTTTTTTGCTTTATCCCGAATTGTTTGTGTTGGTGTCTTGGTTTTTGGTGGTTCCTTGGAATCTTGGATGGCGCAATGCAATGGAGCCAGTAAAGATTCCAACACAAACATTGGCTAATCTGATAGTCCCATTTGATTGTAGGAGAGAGAGTGCCGGCGCCTGGATCCAGATCTGACAGCTCTCAGCTGCGTCCTACCCTTGACTTTGAGAGTATTGAAGAGTTTAATTCGTTTACCACTAATTGAAAGGGGGGCTAACTATGGACGACCCACGTCTATGGATGGCAGAAGTATACCGAGCAGTAAGAAATCAACCCAACCTTAAAACCGAGTTCAACCAACAGATAAACAGTTGCGAAGGTCCTGACCACGCAATTCAAATCTGCAAGAAGTTCCTAATGCTTGCTTCCGTGAGCAAGGCTTAACATGTGTAATTGTATAGTTCATCATCCAGATCTACAAAGCGAGGACTGGCAAATTGCTTTAAGTAATTTGCGTCAAACTATTGACCATGGCGACGGTAATCTAATACCATTACTTGCAGAACAAGTGTTTGGCAATTGCCCTAGTAGAACGGATAAAGTAAATGGGTAAAATGAAAGATATCGTAATGGATATCATGGCTTACGAGTCAGGGGAAATGAACGAGCAAGAAATCCTTGACTTCTTTCAGTATCTAGTAGATACTAAACTAGTATGGCAATTACAAGGACACTACGGAAGAACCGCTACCGCCCTAATAGAAACTGGAGCAATAAGTGATAACACTAACACACACAGTAACACTCAAGACAACGATTGACGAAACCAAAGCGCCTAAGGATATGCTTGAGCGTTTGTATAAAGTAGATAGCGAAGACTTGCCAAGACTTCTAAATGTTGTCTTCCTAGCAACAGCAGAGAAGTTAAAGGTGTTTGAGAAGATGAACGAGCACAACAGTTACGCAACTGTCGAGCCAGTATTGGAGACACTATGAACCCTAAGTGCGCAGATATAATCGACGCAGACATCAAGAACACCGAGGACTATCTCTCAGGCTTATTAGATAGGCTTGAGGGAGATACCTTAGATGATGAACGTGATGAGGTAGTAGCCCAACTGGACGAGTTCGCCGCGGGTGTAGAGAAGTACAATGTGATAAGACTAGTACTCTCAGGCGGAGGACCATCATCATTCATAGATGTTCTATATACACCGTATGGTGATATTCAGAATATTGCATACCACTACCAAGATTGGTACGACGGAGCGGTCAAATTACTACCGAAGAGTTCCCCAATATGGCAATACGCAGAGGGTCAACTGGAGGGACACATAATCTTATCTACATAGGGTGGGTAAGCACGAGGCATAGTGGAGCCTCACAAGAAAGGCCGGCTACCTGTCAAGCCGGCCTTTCGCTTTGTCAGGACTAGCAAGCGCGAGAGTTTGTGTTGGTTGCCGACCGCTTGCTGCGCTCGCTACCGGCTACCAATAGGGGAGGATAAAATCCAACACAAACAAATGCTGAGATAGAGGTTTAAATTGGAGTATAGGGGGAGAGTGCGGCAGCTCTCAGGTTTGTCCTACCCTTGCTAATATCGTATTTGAGAGAGTAAAGTGCGCTAACGAAGGGAGAGTGTATGGACACACTACGCAAGAAAGAACTCTTTACGGAACTAATGACCGCTATGGAGTTGTATGACCTAAAGTCAGATGAGCCAGTAGTTTTATCACTACAAGGCTTATCAGATAGCGGATACCGCGAAGCGGTAATCGCACAAGCCGTTCATCAAAGTGATGAGTGGCAAGCCAACCTATGTATGGGCATTACTCGTGCCTATATGGAAGGGATACATAACGATAGCAACCATGAACCTAATGCTGACCAACTATCAGGACTAGCACTCGCTATCTACCT